TCAGAACGGCACGAAATCCCCTTCATCAGAATCCGCGGCATCAATGATGAATGTCACCACTCCCGCCACGGTCACATCATCAAGCGCGTCTCCCTCGATAGCTTCTCCATCCCTGGTAATAAATGCTCGGCCCATAATCCTGGCAAAATCAGTAAGCCCGTCGTAATTGATCAGCACCAGGTTATTTTGCTGAGGTTTTCGCCCTATATCGATTAATGCAAACCCCGTTTTTGTCTTCAGTATTTGAGTTTCTGGCCCCGCTCCACAGATCTTATCTATGGTCAATGGCCCCTCAAAATAATCGTTGGCCGGTGACGGAAATCCCATTAGATCACCCGCCCCATGTTGCGCAACAGCCATAGCCTGTTTTCGTCTTCCGTAGGCGTCTTATCCACGAAGCCTATCTGGTTTCGCTCTATCCAGCGGTTCGCATCACTTTCAGTGAAGTGGATCCCCTTGGTACGCAACTCAGCTATGAAGTCGTGAGTACGGATACAGAGCAGCCCCTTAGCGTTGTGTTTGAGCGCGGAAACAAAAGCAGCGCGGACATTCGCTTGCCGAATCATTCATGACCTCCATACAAATACTGTTTATATATACAGTATATTTATCGCCGAGCATCCATCAAGCATTTCTACCGGGATGGGCGGCAGCCTCCTGATTTACCGCCCAATTTAGTCGAACTATTACAGCAGCGGTTCGTACTTCCCGAAACGCGCCAGTTTGCGCAAGTGCTCATCCTTGGCGCTCAGCGACAATCCACGCTCCTTCTTGAGGCGTGACTTCTGCTTCTCACGAATGGCCCTCATAATCACATCACCGGTGATCGGATTGGTTGGATTGCTGCGGTTGTAGGCCTGAATATCCTCCAGCACTTCACTGTTATCGTCACCATTGATGACATTCATGAAGTACTGCTGCAGAAGACGACTGCGGCGCCCGGACAGGTCGGATTGCACGGACTTAACTGCCGTTCGGGCGTCATAAGCCTGCGCGATGCGGGATGGCGTGAAGCCTAGCGACTGAGCCGCCAACTCAAACCCGGTAAACTCACTCGCTGGCACTACCTCTTCACCTGAGGAAGTCGTGATCCCCCTGGTGGCCTCTGAATAGGTTTTGACAAGGTTTTTAACCGCGGCTGGCGTCACTGTCTGAATGCCTCCCAGCCAGTCCCCTTTAGCCATTTTATCAAAGCCGTTCGCGAAGTTGAGGCCAATGCCCCCAATGGTTGGCCCAAGCATCTGCTCCATGTAGTAGACATACAGATCCTTGCCTTCAGTTCCTGCTGGTGGACTACGCCACAACAGCTCGGAGATGCCAACGCGGGAATGCAGGTCAACGCCGATGGCGTTAAAAATGCCCTCTGTAATAGCAGTTGATGCAAATCCGCCAAGTTCATCATCCAGCCAGTTCTTCAGAGCGACTTCAGGATCCCATGGTGAATCGTCATCGGTCGTCGCAGCGTGAATACCCTTCGCCGCTGCCCCAAAGATGGCCTGTACAGCATAGGGCAGCCCGGTCACGCCGGCAGCGAGCGTATGCATCAGCATATAACCCATAAATTCTTTCTGCGCCCGGCGCCGGATTTCAGGGTCTCCCCCTTGAATGACTGCGAGAAGCTGCGCCCCAGGGTATAGAACATGTGCTGCGCGTACATCTTGAACTGGAACAGTACCTTCTGCCAGCTCTGGCGCATCCAGCGCGGTCGGTTAGAACTGCTGTAATCGAAGTGGGCATCAAACACCGCAGAACTTGCGACTCTATAGGCCTCTGCCGGGTCGAGGTGTCCACCAGCTTCAGCTTTTGCCAGGCGGTATGCCGCCAGCGCGGTTACTTCGCGGTTGGCGACTTCGATGTTATGGAATAACTGACCGCCGATCAGGATCGATGTATCGAGCGCCCTGTTAAGGTGGATTTTTTCCTGCGTGCCGGTTTCTGCGCGCTGTGCCAGGGTTGAGGCCTGCGTGATGGAGATGACGCCATCCTCATTCAGACGCTTCATTAGTGCCAGCTCTTCGGGATTCAGCTTACTGCTGCGACTCATCGACAGCCAGGCATCGCGATCCAGCCAGGAGGAATCCTTACCAAACCATTTAAAACGTTTGTCTGCCGAACGGAAATAGTCGCGAGTCGAGGATCCGAGCGCCATTAACGCCTTACGCCAGCCGTAACGTGCAGCCAGTTGCGGCAGCGCCACCAGCGCGGTCTGGGTCATGTTGATGATGGCCGATGATGGGTTAGCCGCCATATTGAAAACGTAGCCAGCACCGGTAAGAGCGTTACCAAAACCGTCACCGGATGGGTTCATCGTCATCTCGTGGCGCATCTTCAGCTCATCCAGCATGCGCTGGGCGACTTCAAGGTTTTTCGGCTGAACGCCGGTGTAGTCCCCTTTCATAGCCGCATCGATTTCGTTGCCCATATCATCCAGCACGGCCTGCATCTTATGTCCGTATTCGATCTTCGAGATATGGTGTGCGAAGTGGAAGGCACTATTGGCGAATGCCCGGCGGGCGTCGTGGCTTGCCCCTTTCACACGGCGCCGGCGAATAAAGTGGCGCGCATAGCTGGAATCTGGCATCAGCTCCAGCATGGTTTGCCAGACCTGATCTGTCAGGGCTTCTTTGCTGAGGGTTCCCTCTTCAGATTTACTGATCAGCTCAAGAATTTGCTGTCCAACACTCTGGGCGGAGTCGGCATTCTTGCCGTTTACTTTCGATTTGACTGTCTGAACAGCATCGTACCCATCTTTGCGATATGCCTCGAGTGCCGCCAGCGCGGCGCTCCGGGTTTCGAAGTGCTCACGGATATAGTCGCCTTCCTTGCGAGCGGTAACAACGTACTTACCGAAACGGGCAAGCGGGAAATACGGGCCATCCTTCAGGGCACGCTCGAACTGCTCGCGGATCCGGCTAATTAGTGCGGCATGCTGATCCCCTCCGACGTCGCTGATACGCTGGAGAAGGGCTTCCTTCAGCTCTTTATAGCTGTTCTTGTACCACTTCTCGGTATCCTGGTAGAGCTCTTTCGCTTCCGGCGATAACTCCATCCAGCGCTTATGAAGGTCATCGTAATTCTTTGCCATTGCCTCGAGGTCGGCTGTCACGGTAACTAACCGGCGCGCCGCCTCCTCAGCCTTTTCGCCACTCTTTTTCGACCGCAATCGCGTCTGCTCATTTTTCAGATTCTGGAAGCGGTTCTGCTCCGCCAGTGCTTTATCCGGATGAATACCGGTCATGGTGGCGTCAATCATCAGATCGGAGAGCTTGCTGCCCTCTTCTTTACCCAGCTTAGACCACTGATTTTCAATGCCACGCTCTGCGGATGTCATGATCCGATTGCGGCGCGCTTCCATCTTCGCCTGCAGATCCTGATATTTTCCGGCATAGTCAGTTTTCATCAGTTTGTTGTAAACAGCCGCCAACTGCCGGTTTGTCAGTGTGCCGATCATCAGGGCGTTGCTGTTGAAATTAGATGACAGCCGGCGAATGATGTCCGTCGGCCTCAGATTATGGACGTTAGATATGGTGTCCTGCACAACCTTGCCAAAGTTTTTCGACCGGCGGCGGGTTGCCTCGGTTTCAGTCTCGCCAGGGAGAGGACGGCTCAGCAGACCATCGCGGCCCGTCAGGCTGAAATTAGGGGTAAGACTGTCCTTCGCTTCAGTTCCGTGGTCGGCCCAGCTATCAATGCGCTTCAGACGGCGCGCTACCGGTGCCATCATGCTGCGTACTTCACTTGCCGTCAGGTTCTCTTCGCTGAGGAATCCAGACTTCCGTAGCGCCTGCAGCACCGCGCCAGATACACGGTCCCACGCCCGGCCCAGAATGCCGCGCTCGCCATCCTCGACGACGTGGCTGATCACTTCCTCGACCTGCTTCCACGGATCCGCCGCGTCGTAGTTCTCCAGCACGCGATCGAAGTATGGCTTCAGGGATTTTGAATGCTGGCCAGCGGCTACCGTGCGCAGCAACTTGTCGTATTCCGCCGGGCCTACGACTTCTGAAAGGGCATGGTGCCCGAGGATCTCATGACGCAACTTAGCGCGGAGGTGTGACAGGCTATCGAGGTTATCGGCCACGAGGATAACGCGGCCGCTGTTCGGCAGGTGCATGGCATGGATGCGCGCGTCAGGAAGCTGGAAGCCCGCCAACCTTTCAGCCTCGGCCATATCTTTTGCAACCTGAACAGCAATACCGCCGGCGCCTTTCCATTTTTTCAGGAAACGCGCGGCTTCGTCTTCTACCTGCTTTTTACTGAGTCCGCGAGGCTCATAGTCAGCCATGCCTGAAAGGATCCGCTGGCGCGGGGAGCCAGATGCAAAAACGCCCCCGAGATCGGAGGCGTTTCGCGAGAATTCAGATTTTACATCAGGTGGGAAAGGTCCATGCTCTTCAGCGCGTGCTGATTGCGCTGGTGGCGCTCCATCTGATCGCGCTGCAAGGATGCGATCTCGGATTTTGTCAGCATCCGCGGCGCGAAGGAGGTAGTTTGCCTCGGACTCCGTGAGCCTGTCGAAACCGTAACCATGCTGTTGTTGCCACCAGTTTTCAAGATCCGTACCCTCAAAAGTATCGCGGAGTTTACCTAGCGTCTCCGCCGCTAAGGCAAGTTTCGCTGAATATCGCTTGCCCGTCAACGCACTGGAGCCGATTACTTTGCCCCCGTGATCCTCAATGTAGCCCTTCAGGTTCGCCAACGTGCCGCCCTGGGTCAGCGTATCGTCAAGGATAAGATATGGCAGGTCAGTACGCACCGGGCCCTCAAAGGCTGGCTGATTCGTCAGGCGCCCATATCCATCCTGAGCTGTGCGGCCGACTTTCGCCGCCTGCACTATCCCCGTAGCAACTTCCTGATCCAGTACACGTCCCAGAACGTCAGCCATCGCCTGCGGGATAGCATTGCGGCTAACGGCTTCTTCGGCGTGAACGGCAGCCAGCAACGCCTTCCGGCCGCCCAGTAGTTTGCGGATTTCGTCTACAGATTCCTTAGACATCACATCGGCGACCAGTCGGCGCGCTGCGGCATCATCGCCACCTTTCGCCGCGGCGTAATCCGGGTGTGCGGTCGCATCGCCGAGACGTCCGTGAAGGATGGTATCCGGGAAACCTTCATCCCATGGTGTGCGTGGCACCTTAGAAAAGTTTACGCCCCCTTCATCCGCCAGACGCTCAGCGAGCGCGATCGCCCTTTCCCTGTCGCTGGCATAGGTGGAGTCGAGCAACTTATTGAACATGTAGGCATCGTGGGTGCCCATCTGCGAAACGACCTTACGACGGAGATCATCACCTGCCCGGCGCTCGCTATTCGTCGATTCAGGGCCAAACGCAGCACGCAACTTTTCAAGTGTGGATGCCTCTTCCTCAGGCTTCATCAACGTGATCAGTTTCGTTGCGACGTTGGTGGGGTTCATCGACTCTTTGAACATGCCTTCCGGCAGTTGCTCTTCCCTCGCCCCCAATTCATTCAGCCATTCGCGGAAAGCCTGGTTACGCTTATTGCTACGTTCGCCCGCCATTGTGGAGACGATAGCTGTTAACTTGCCGCCCGGTTTGAGGTGGTTAAACGCCTTCTGGACATGCTTGATATCGAGGTCATGGGAGAACGGCGGATTCATTAACACCCGATCGTATAATTTCTCCGGCGTGAAATTGTCAAAATCACTGCCTACGACATTGAAAGCCTTCTCTTCCAGGATATCGCGCAGCTGCTGCTCCAGCTCTACAACGTCAACCCGCCCACCAGCTTTACGCGCAGCCTCAGCCAGCACGCCGTTACCCGCGGACGGTTCCAGTACATCCATTCCTGGCTGGATATCAGCTTCACTGGCGATCCAGTCTGCGCGGCTTTCCGGTGTCGGGAAGAAGTCATTGAAGGCATTCCGGTCCCAGGCCAGTTTTTTCCGCAGTTCCATTTCCAGCTTCTGTACCTTAGGCACCTCAGGCAGTGGCACTTCGCCAGACAGCTGTTCCAGCTCGACCAACGCAGCACGAAGCATAGGCCGCGAGGTGATCCCGGCGCGCTGCAGGCGGTTGTACTCGGAAACAAAATCCGGCCAGCTTCCTTTCTGAGACGTCAGGAACGCTGCAAGTTTTTCATTTGCCTTACGCCCTGCCGGTAGACGGGCCATGCCGTGCTGACTCTGCTGAGATAAACGAAGTTCTGCCGCCGCCAGTTTATAGCCGCGCGCGTCTGCCATTTTGCCCAGAACGTCATACAGCGTTGAAGGATGCCAGTCCAGCATAGGATAGCGCGCGTATTTAACCCGGCTGGTCAGCGGAACGTCATCATTCCACTCCCGTTTGCCATCGCTGGTGGTATAGCTGAGCTTATCGCGGATATCTTGCGGCACATCATAAACCAGGCGCCGGGCGATGCTGCGTAGCGCGTCAATCTGGGTTTTATGCTGAATGCCCGCGAGATATTTCAGGCTTCCGTCTGCAACACCGTCGGCAATTTTTTGCATAATATCGGCATCACGCAGATCCCGGTTTGCCTGATCCGTTGCAGATGCTGCTTCGCGGATACGCTTAACGGTATTAACCTTACGGTCAACATTGAGCCGCTCCTCTGCGTTCTCGCGCAGTCGCCCTGAGGCGTTGGTGAGCCGCTCTGTTTGCTTTTCCTGCTTCTGCCGTCGACGCTCGGCGTCGCTGGCGGAGTGATCCACACTATCGCCACGCAGCCAGTTGGTGAACTGCTGAGCCTTTTCTTCAGTAGGAAACCAGAAGTTACCGCGCCAGTAGCCGCCGCCAAGTTTGCGCGCCATCCCGGCGGCTTCTCTGAATTTCTCACTACCCAGACGGGTTTCGAGATTGACGTTATAAATCGTGTCGCCGGTTTTGCTGTTTTTACCCTCTTCGATAGGGTTAATTTTCAGCTCGTCGTCATGAGCAAAGCCGGCGCTGACGCGGGGCTTTTCTTTTTCCTCTTTCTGCCGGGAAAGTTGGTCCTCTGCCAGAAGCTGATCGTATGCCTCTGCCTGCTGCTGTGTCAGCGCATCCCGCCCCTTCGCCCTGATCAGGGTCCGGTAATCTTCCAGCGTCTGCGGGTTTTCGATAGCCGACTGCAGGGCTTCTACACGCTGCTGGCGCTCAGCGCGCGCTTTCTTCACACCATCCGCATAATCGTTGATATCGGACTGACTGATCGTCTTCATGGCATCGCGAGCATGGTCTTCAATGCTGCGGTCGCCGGACGTAACCATTGTCGGCCCCTTATTGGTCAACCAACGGAAGTCATTCACCAGAGAATCCCAGGCATTACTGACCAGACGGGCCTTTTTCACATCAGACGGGATGTAGCGCCCGCTATATTTCTTAAGTTGCTCTTTGGTTAGCTTATTAAGAGCCTGTGTGATGGGCTCTTTATTCTGAATCGTGGATTCAAGCGCAGCACGTACAGTATCAGGAGTGACTTTCTCAGGGTTATCGATGAGGTTGCGGAAGAAAGCAGCATGCTGTTCTGGGTTGGTTATGGTCGTTTCGGCTGGGAGTCGGGGCTTCTCTGCAGGTTCAGAATGTTGCTCTTGCTGCCGGGGCTTTTCAGGTTCTTTTTTTCGTTCCCCCTTTTTTGCTGTAGACGCCTTCTTCTTCGGGATCTCAACAGCGTAACCGCCCTCAACCTTAACGACCTCCGGCTGTTTTCCTGCCTTCTTCGCTTCAGCGTAAGGTGCGCTAAGACGGGCCAGCCCCTCACTCGGAAACGGCTTACCATTACGGCGCATATAGAGCTCACCATTTCCTGATTTGGCTGCGTCATTGACCGCATCAGGCGGCGTTATTTCTCCTGAAGAAAGTTCACGGTGTGGTAAAGCCTCGTGCTTCCGGCGACCACCAACACGCTCTTCAAACCTTTCCAGACGGCGTTTCGCCTTAGTCTCCCCACGCTCAAACTGTGGCGGAGCCCCGCGCTGGCCTTCGTCCGGGACTGGGCCTTTGGAGTAGATGATATCCTTTCCTTCCAGCTCGGGATAAACGCGGCGCGCTTCACCGTCGATCGTATTAACCGGTCGCATCTGCCCACCTGCACGATGTTCGGCAGGAATATATTCGGGGCCGCGGAACCGCTCACCACCGCGGAATTCAGGGCCGCCGCCGACCTGTCGCTCATCCCCAATCGGTTCGCCGGGAAGGCGTTTTGGTCCTTCCGAGAATATGATGTTTTTATCTTCAATCTGGAGAGGCCGGTCAGGGAAGCGGTGATTGGCATAATCAGCCATTGAGGGCGCGGTGTACTCACCATTTTCTGCATCTTTAACCGCATCCTTAACGAACTGGTAATACCCCATGATGGTGTCATGGATGTTTTTCGCTTCGAAATCGCTGCGAGGTTCGCGGATTGGCGCTTCTTCCTTGGCTCCTTTAGACTTTTTGCTGCGTTTGCTTTTCTTCTTAGGCTCGGCATCCTCCCGTTTTACGCCGCGAGTCATGCGATAAAACCAGTCTTTTACAGCCTGGCGTTCTGCTTGATCAGGGTTCGGATGTTTGCCAGATGAATATTGATCCAGCAGTTGGGCATTACGGAAAATGTCAGCATCGCTTTTATTGTCGAACCGCGCCTTGATCTGACCAGTAGCCGAGTCAACCAGATGATATGGACGTGAATCGGGGTCAGTCTGAATATCCTTACCGGCACGCATGTACGCCGGAATATCCGCGAAATCGTCAGGGCGGTTACTGCCAAACTTTTCATGATCGTTGAAACCTGAGGCAAGCTCATCCTGGCGTGCGCGCTGCCCTTCTGTGAGACCTGAGCGAAAGTCGCCGGTTGGCTCGGTGGGCAAAGGCGCCCTTTCGCCCAACCGGTTAGTAAACAGGTCTTCTTCAGCACCGCCTTGCTCCTCTTTGAGCTCCTGCAGTTCTTCCTTACCCTGTTCAACTTCCTCTTCACCTTTGGTGATATCATCCACTGCTTCTTCGGTCTTTTTATCACCGGTTGATTCATCGCCGGAGGCGGTTTCTTCAGTTGCGTCCGCGCGGGCTGACATCCCCTTACGGAGGTGCCCAACCATCGCCGGAATACCGCCCATGGCAACCCCGGTCAACCCGCCGGTAATCGCCTGGTCGAGGACGCCTTCATTAGGATTAACCTGGAAGCCGGCATCGCGCATGCCTTCGTTCTCGGTTAATTTGCTGGTTCCGGCGAACAAGGCATTCACGCCCCCATCACGGACAACGGCCTTACCGGCAGTTTTCGCGAGAGAACTCGAGAGCATGCGGCCTGCAAACAATTCGCCCAGATAAGCATCGCCGGTATATGCAGCCAGAAGGTTAGCCGCCAGCATTTTAGGATCGCTCAAATCCGCCATCGCTACCTGGTCTGCAAGTTGCTTCTTCGCCAGGTCAATCTTCTGCAAGTCGCTGTGGTGGGAATACTGCGGATCCTGGTCGATATTCTGGAACAATTTTACGAACGTCGGACTTTGCATGAGCTGGTTATCTTCCGAATTCATGATCGCCGAATGTGCCGCGTCGCTCACCATCCCGGAGTTTTGCGTAAAGCCGGTCATCGTCGCCAGTGGCATCCCACCAGCGGCAGAAGATGCCAAGACAGGAACAGTCTGGCCGACGGCCTCGCCCGCCACGATTGGCCAGTTAAGGGGATTTTTAGCGGTATCAGTGAAGTGACCATCCTGATAAAGCGGGGTATCCATGACCTGCTTCCCGCCTTCAGACATGTGCTCTTTAAAGAAGTCGCCGATCTCAGAACCAACTTTATCGACCACCTTACCTAAGGTGCCCATCCCCTGAGACATGGCCGCAGCCGTGAGCCAATCCGTGCCAACCCCAGCCTTAGAGCCCGCAGCCTTCATTGCCGCATCCTGGATAGGTTGCTGCCCCGCCTCCAGCCCTTTCCCGAAATAGGATGTACCTTCACCAACGCCGGCACCGAAGGCTTTCGGTATATCCATGAACTCCGCGCCGGGCGCCTCCGCTAACGCGTACTCTGCTGGCGGGATGCCAGGGTCAAACTCATTCTGACGTGGTAAAGGCATGATGCTCTCCCGAAAAATGGCAATAAAAAAGCCGAACCCGCGGTTAGGCGCAGTTCGGCATCATTAGAGGAATAATACGGCGTTTTTGTAGTGGTGGATAGCGCCCCGTACGCTACTCAGATTGACTCAGTAGTCATCTACAGAATTCGCAGTTCCCTGAGTTTTGATATTCTGAACACTCTTGATCCCGGCTATCAGTGACTCTTTCGCTTTTACTTCCTCCTTGAAGTGGCTATAGGTAAGCTGATCTGTTTTGCGAACGCACATCAAGTTGTAGTTTTTGACAACATCAGCCGGGAACATACGCAACGCTGCCAGTTGGTATTCCGAATATTTAGAGCCGGGTATTAAGTCTTTAGCAAGGCAATCTTCATCCGATGTCGGCGTATCACCGTAAATAGCATTAGTCACGTCAACAACACGTTCAAAACGGTTGTGTATGGATACAGACTGCCATCCCTTTTTACTCCGGAGCTGATTATCAATATCCACGGCAACCTGGAATTTTGAACTATCGAATTTATACCAGCTATTCAGCTCGGGAATGTTTTTAATTTCCCGCATTAAAGGTGTTATTGCTGTTGAGTTATTGCCACCAGCAACATCATCTACGTTAATATCTTCACCTTGTGGACTCCATCCCTTACCACGAAGGCAATCGTAATATGTTTCGGTTTTATTTTTCGTAGAAATAATAGCGGCCATTTCATTCGCACCATCAACGAATCCACGGTTGAATCCCGCTATCCGGTTATTTTCAAGTTGGGGAGTATTGATACTGCCTGCCATAGACATGCATTCAGCCTTTGCTGCGTAAAAGTCTTGCTCCGCCCGGGCGCTGGCCAAAGCTGGAAGCATAGTAAATGCAATTACCAGAAGATTTAATTTATTCATGATAGCCTCTTTTTTTGCGATTATAATATTCGCAAACGAGCACTGTGATTTAGTTTTATTATTTTACTAAGTTAGTAAATGTAACAAGTGACTTAGTCGCACCAAAATTAATATTTATTAAGGAGAGGAAGTATAACGGAAGGGTAAATTTAGACAGGAACAAGTTGAGCCCGCATCCCTGCGGGCGATGAGATTATTTCCCGCTTTTCTCGTAACTCTGGCGCATTTGATCTGCCATGCTGGTGGCTTTGGCGTTCTTTGCTGCAGACTGTTTATACTGCTGCAGTAGCTCGCCTAACTGGCCGGTCGGCAGTTTATCGACGTCCCACTTCCTGGCCGCCATTGCTTGCCTGAACGCCGGAAAATCTTTATCAGCCGACAGGCGCTGGCGCTGCGAATCGTCGCCGCCTGCGCCGGAACTGGAATCACCGCCAGGTGGTGTTATGCCATAGACGTCATACATACGCTGTTCCAGATCCCGATACTGTTTGTCATTCGCTTCCAGGTCGTCTTTCAGCTTCTTCATACTGTCAGCGTCGGTACCCAGCGCGCCGGAGCGCAACTTGCCATCAGCTTCAACGCGCTTTTCTTCCAGGTCGGCAATCTTCCCGGCAACTGCCTGCCTGATCGTATTCTTACCGGAGCCGCCAAGCGCTTTCAGATTAGGACTCGAGGACACCAGCGCCGCCGCCGCTTTGCGCGCAAACATCTGCTTGCCGGCGGTCTCTGTCGGGATGGCAATCAGCGGATCATCGTTGTGCGTGGTGCCAAATTTAGAAAGAGGCCCTTCTGCGGTAGTCCCGTCTGCATATGTCAGTTTCACACGAGGTGAGAGAAGCTTGCCGTCAGGCGACGGGATGATCCCGGTGATTTCGCGCCCAGACAGTTTCTTGCCGTTACCCGGGTCAATATCACCGACACCGCGATTTAACTCTGGCGCCAGTACCAGGTTCAGGTTTTTAAGGTTGTCCTTCGTATTGATCTGGTCCGGATTCTTACTGAGTGCATCAGTAATTGACTGAATTGCCGATTTGTACGAGGTCCCGGACATAGCTCCCAGGTCAAACGGCGTGCCACTCAGTTTATTGAGTACTTCAGAAGGAACGGTTCCGCCATTGGATAAAATCTGGATCGCTCCCTGGTAGACAGGTTGCAGGGCAGCTAACTGTTGCTGATTCTGTTGCATTCGCAGCATTGCCCCACGCAACTGCTGATTCATGCCGGCAACCTGCCGTTGCAGTCCGAGTTGTTCCTTCTGCATTTCCAGCGCATCCTTGTGATTCTGCGCTTGCTGATCGAGAGAGTCGCGACGGAATTGCGCGTTCTGGTCAAATTCATGTTGACGCATCGCCTGATCAGCTTGCCTGAGGCTGTAGTTTTGGTTTTGATTTTTCTGCTGGTTAATTGTCCGCCAGATGTTATTGACTGAATTCAGCCCCTCAGCGAAACCACTTGAAAATGACATTTACCCATCCCCTTTAAAAGCAAGCCGCAATTTCCATTGCCAGCCCGGCAATGTTCATCGCGATAAATGCGCCCTGTTCAGTTTGGCGCTGAGCAGTCTTTTGGGCATCGATTTGTTGCTGTGCCGCCTCCCTTTGCGCTTCCTCGTTGGCGGCCTGGCCCATACCTTGCAAAGCCTCTTTGCGGGTTGACTGCCCCGCCTGCAGAAGTCCATAACCCATTAATATGTCCCCTCGGAGTGATATTTGATTGCGGAGGCAGCTTTAGAACCGGAGCCTGTCAGAATGCCCAGATCACGTATTTGCTCAGCGGTCCTCACGCCATTTTTAGTCGATGCATCCGACAAGGCTGCACTTACCGAATCTGACTGGTCCTGCGGGTTCGAAGCCGTCGATAGGCCGTACCTCGCCATATCGTTGCTTTCCGTCACCTGTGACGTATTGAGTGCGTTTTGTTCGTTAGTTGCCACACGGTTCAGCTGATCGGTCATTAGCTGGTGCGTGTCCACCAGATTCAGCATTTTATCCAGCACCGGCTCATACCGCGTCTGCCAGTCTTCCCATGCCTCACGGGTAATCTGGGCCATTGTGTCATCTGCGTATCCCACGAAATTCCCCTTACGAATAAATTGAGTTGTACAAACCAACACCACCCATTGCAGCGCGCATACCCGAGTTCGCAAGACTCATAGCGTCAGGACTGGAAAGAGCGGCCTTCTCGGCTGACTGAGCGTCCGAAATTGCCGACTTGTTTGCTGCACTGGACAGGCTATCGAGCGCCTGCATGTTCGTTGCAGATTCTCCGGAGCCGATGGCGAGAGCATCCTCGAGCCCACTGGTATACTGGTCAGCCTGTGAGGATTGAGCCTGATTCATAGCATCGTTCTGCTGGAAGGCCTGCTGCCGTGTGAGGGAGCTCTGCGTAGATCCGAACTTCCCGCTGTTTGGGTTAATGCCCGAGGATGTTAGCGAGTTCTCCGCATTGTCGCGCGCATCGCTGAACTGCGAGCTATAGGACATGTTGGTATCACCGGCGGCCTTCGTATACGCCAGCGGATTATTCATTTTGTTGACATCCTGAATGAAAACGTCCTCATATGGTGCCAGTTTCTGCTGATACAGCTCCCACATAGACTCTGCTACTTCTGCCTGGGCCTCCTCGGCCTCAGTTTCTTCAACGGACACACTTCCACCACCACCCACGCTACACCTCCTTTTTGAACCACATACGCCCCAGTTCATCATCTGGCAGACGACTAAAGCCCAGCCTCCCGGCCACTCTCACAAACCCGCGGCGGGTCGTGCAAAACTCAAACCACCCGGCACCGGCCGCGCGGGTTAACTCCGAAACGATGGGATTAAACTTTTCCAGCGCATCTGTGCCGCGGCTGATCCCCAGCCAGACAAGCATGTATTTTTCGCCGGCGCGCTGCTTTAACTGCAGAACCACTCGCGTGTCTTCATCACCAAAGCAAAACGCCTGCTTGTTACGGCAGGCGCTCTGAATGTTTTCCAGCAATTGCGGCTCACCCACATCATCGGCCACACGCTGAATTAGCGAACTAAATGGATTCATGAGACGATAATTCCTCCGCTACCTTTTTTAGCCAGCATCAGGCAGATATCGGAACAAAAAGAATTTCCGCTCTCATCGTCATACGTACTGGTAGTCGTACCGACAATCTTGATCACCACGTTCCCCCCACCGGTGATGACGTCTTTTACCAGCGAAATTGCCTTGGTGCAGGTCCCATCGCCGGACTGATATGCTTCTTCAGAAAGTATCAGGGTATCATTCCAGTAAATATCGATGGTCAGCGCACTATAGCTGTAAACCATATGGTCATCTTCTTCATCGGTTGACCCCGAGGCAGAAAAAACAATCGAGGGAATCATGACCTGCCGGTCAAAATCCTGGTCATCCGTGATGGTTATCGTCCGCGTACCCTGTACGCAACGCGGGTTCCCGTCTTCATCATCCAGTGTCGGCAGGGAGAACCCTACGGCATTAACAATGTCACCCTTGATCTGGTTAGCACTCAATGTTCCTTCAATGGAGCAGTCGTCAGCTATCGTGACATTGTTGAACTGCCCCTGGTTGGCGGTAATCCTGTTCAGCTTCACATCATTTAAGGTGGCATTATTGGCAGTCATGTTGCCAGAACTGTCGACGTTGAAGTTATTGCCGATCTCGATCTGCCCGCCGATGATATCCGGAGATTGGATCTCAATGCCCGCCGTGACCTCATCGGCCACGATGGTCTGGGCATTCAGTACTTGGATGGTCGCCTGCTCGATGACTGCTTTTTGCATGCATACGCCATATTCGGCATCCACATAGAAAAGCGCCTCCATGGTCCCATCAGGATTGGCATTATTAGGGTCGAAGACGAAGAACTGCGTCGCGGCAACTGCCACCTGGCTAATCGCGTTTCCGTCATCATCAACGCCGGCCACCAGCCCAATCCCGGCGGTAATGCCATCGGCGCTGGCTTTCACCGACCACATATTCTGGAAGGCCGCGGTGCCGCTGGTGTCGATAGTTGTCACCTGTTCTTCAACACCATCCAACCCCGCCTGCAGCTGTTCTATCAGTGGCGAATCGTTGATCGTATCGTTGATGACATCAATAATATCTTGCGTGCTTTCCTGCGTTTTAACGTAGGTGCCGGCGCTGGCATTATAGGGACCGGTGACACCAGCGCTGTTCACAAACCGGATCCAGTAGTACCCCTCGTAAACGGGGTCAATCGGATCGCTGTAGATGTTCGCCGCGGTACTGCCGACCTGTACAGCTTCGGAGAGGTTATCTTCAGGACAGCGCCAGATTTGCGTCAGGCTGTGCCCGTAATACGTCGGCGCATCCCAGTCCAGTTCGACTACCGTGAAGCCACCATTGACCTCGAGCCCTGTTGGGGTGGACGGATATTCCGGGGCCTTCGTGTCTTCTCCTGATCCGCTACCCGTGCCGCTACCATCTGTCGTGCCGCCACTGCCATCCGGGTAATACGGTACCGCGCTGCCGTCGCTACCTGTAACCATGTAGACTACCGCGCCGTCGCCGCGCTGCCCGGTGAGGATCTGCATATTTTCATACAGTGCCTCCAGTGTCTGATCGGCCCGGAATAACACGCCGGTTGTACTGGAAGTGGACGCAACGCTTGAAGCCGTTGTGCCAATCGCTGCACTTGTTCTCCGCGCAGTGCGGCGGCGCCCACCTTTCGCCTGTTTGAGTGCCTGAGTGATGCTGTCTCTGGTTGTCATGCCGGCAGCTCCGGCATGCTTTCAGCCAGGGTTATGCGATCGACCTGGGCATATCCGTATACCTCGGCCTGCCACTTGCTTCCCGCCATCACAGGCAGTCTGAAAATATTCTCGACGATAGAACCCGGCGGCAACTGGGAGACCATAGTCCCTTCGACGTAAAACCGAACCCCGACCTGAATTACTGACGGCGACATCACCCGGCATACAGAAAAGCTGGTCCCCTGGGGAACGTGGAAAATCTTGGAGCGCCAGCACATTGAAATGGCTGTCCTGGCGGCCTGCGAGATATAGAGCTCATCGCCTTTAGCGACATACAGCAGGTCACTTTTCGGATCAGCGTAGGCTGCATCCCAGGTAGTGGTCAGGCGGCGAATGTCGTTGTTGTTGGGATCGTAGATAAACCCCTTCACGGTGTCATAAACGCCATCGCCATCGTCGTCATAGTCATACAACCCGACGTAGTTCCCGCCGATAGCCCACGCACGGATCGTGCCAGGGTTAAATTCCTGCCACTGGTCGCGCGTCATTACGTTAGCGGTAGCCACTGCCCCCTTGCCCGCCGACGTGATTTTGATGATGCCCGACGGCCCGGCATACAGGACATACCCCAGCATCGAGACCATGCTGCGCTTGGACAGGCAGGCCTGATTGAGTTGTACCGGCGTATCAGAGATATTGCTTGGCGTGATGCCGGAAAAGACCACAGGGATCCCCTCGGTGCCGGCGACAACGGCGGTATCAATCGAGGCTATCGCGACGATATTGTCGTAGGTGGAAAGTTTATAGGAATCTGGCCAGGCATACGGCAGGTACGCCATCGAGAACATTATTTCGTTACCGGCAAAACCGACGCTAATGCCGTTGTTCATAGCGCACAGCCCGATCATATCGGCTGGCGGCATCAGGTAATCTTCTGTTTCCAGCGTTGCTGTCAGCTCATCGCTGGTCAGGCTGTCAGTAAATGAGGTGACCGCAATGTCGAGCTCAGCCACTTCCATAAACTCAGCATCGCTGGTGGTCGTTACCGTGCGGTATATACGTCGACGAGTAATGTTGTAGTTCCCGGACGGCGGCCCCGCGAGGCTTAACGTCACGGAACTGTCAGGGACGGTGATTTCCACTGCGGCAGATGCAGGCCCAGGAGGCCCTTCTTCTCCATACCCGGTGACATAGGTTTCGCAGTAGTACCTGGTTTCGTCGTTCGTCGAATCGCTATCGATAATGGCGTTACCATCATCATCGTTCGGTGGAGTAACTGCACTGATACCGATAGCGGTTTCAGGTGCCGGTACCCCCAGATGATAATAAGCAGACGGCAGAACATCGCCGACCAGCGCGATATCCGCACTGGTGACTTTGGGATAGCTACCGTCGGTATAGTAGATTCGGTTATAGGGGTCCTGGGCGATCGGGCTACGGATGACGTCCACCTCCTCATCCCAGGCAAACCACCAGTCATCGTAGTAGTGGAATATCGTTACCGGGGTGAATGTGAAGGCCATATCGGCATCAACATCATCCATTAGTGGGGTGATCACCCCGCGGTCAAAGTAGCAATTCTCGGCATAAGTGGCGTTTTTCTGAGGCAAGAGGCCGTCGGCATCGCGCGGTACTTCGCCGCCCATATTGGTGATGTCTATATTCATGCGTCCAGCTCCGCCATCCTGGCTTCAAACACATTCCGCGCATTAACCAGTTCTGCAAGAGTATCGCCAGAAAACGTTGACGCTACGGTGTTAAAAAACGACGTATTGAACTCACGTAGTGCCTGCTCCCGGGCCGCCAGCGCCTTAGTTTCCGCCGAGGTTGCAATGCTGGTGCCGTTAACCTGTAGCTGAGAGCAAATACAGTTAATGATCTGACTGGTATTACTTCCCAGAAGGAGATTATCCATTAGGTCCAGACTCAGGACCTCTACATTTCCCAGAGTCAATGTTTCCAGCCAATAACCGTATTCCCCCCACCCCCGTATGATGAAATTGCCATAGTGTTCGGTGGCGCCGTCATCGTTATTGGTTGAGTTAATGGTCATTCCGTTGCAGTTGATGGCGAGCCCGCCACCTTTTAGGTTTAGCTGCACAGGCATCGTATCACCTGACGCCTTAAAATTTATGGCATAAGGCGACGACAGAATTAATCCGGATTGATCCTCAGCTGCAATACTGCCTATGCTGCTCCCATCAGCGCTATATAACCCCAGTGTTACAGTGTCGTCGGCGGCGTCCATCTGCAGATAGGGTAATTCGCTGGATGTAGACGTGTCTCCCGGATGAATTGCAATGCTCTCCCCGGAGATATCACTAACGGTTAAACTGTCGGAAATTTCCAGATTGGTAATTGTGCTGGGGTCAACGCTATTGTCCAGGATTGTCCTGTAATGATTCACAACGATGTTGGTTACTGCGTTAGTTGGGGCTGAGCTTTGGTACGTGATAGAGTCGTATAAATACAAAAAACCCGCCGCATTAGATTCCGCCTTAACGTATAGCGACCCGGTAGAGGAGGCAAACTCGACCCACAATGAGTACGTCCCGTCTGTCTCTTTCACTACCTTAACATCTACAATGGCTTTACCTGAGTCATATGTTTCGATGATTGAAATTGCCGGTGACGCATTGATTCCGCTGCCACCGATAATATCAACAACGCATTCACCAAACTGCCCTGCGGTTGCGCCACTAGCGTGGCCATTAGAGCCATAAAAGTAGATTCGCGCACGACCATAGATAACCGCTGAATAATCGAGATACCCTATTTTATTCCAGTTGGATGAGACCACTTTAAGCACGGTATAAACATCGGTAATCGAATTAGCCGCATTCCTGAAAAATGCCTGCTCCCCCGTGAAGGTACCCGAGTTGAAATCAATCCCCCCGGCCATTGACCCCCCTGACGTCGGCAACGCGCCAACGTCTTCTGCTGTGGGGACATTCTGCTCGGTGTAGATCCGACTTTTGGTATATCCGCCGCTGCCATCCGGTACCATAACGAACATGTTCGTAGGCGACGCCGCCTTGAGGCATACGCCAGGGACGGTGTCATTCCCCACAATCAGGTAGTTATCGCTATCCAGCCTGAGGGCGTCTACCGCAACTGTGCCGCTGGTAATAATCTGGAGGCCGGAGCCTTCATTAAGGATTATATCGGCGTCGAAAGTCAGCGCCACCGGCTCACCGGATACAACCTGCTGCCCCAGCAAACGGCACCAGGTATCTGCGCTGGCCAGGTAAATCAGGAAGTCGCCCGGATCCCAGATAATTTCAGCGTTTACCGGATCAACACCGCCATCTGTAATTTGCCACATACTGGCGACCGTCGGCGTAGTCGGATATCCGGCCTGAATTGCCCACATGCCTTGATCTGTCATTGGCGCGGTTACTGTACTCGCTGCGCCTTTCGCCTCCTGAGCGTATTCCTCGGCAGCATCGCGCGCTGCAGCTGCGTTGATCTCGCTGGCGGACGCTGCTTCTTCACTGGCTGAAGCTTTTGTTTCCGAGGTGCTGGCGGCTGTCGCTGAGGATGCTGCCGCCGCTGCACTGGTAGCGGCGTTCGTTTCTGAAGTGCTGGCAGCCGACGCAGAATTAGCCGCCGCTGTTGCCGACGCCGCGGCATTTATCTCAGAAGTGCTGGCTGCCGCTGCCGATTTGCCGGCTGCTGTTTCACTGGCTGCCGCATTCGTTTCTGACGTGCTGGCTGCTTTCGCAGACCCTGCCGCTGCCGTCTCACTGCCCGCCGCATTCGTTTCTGACGTGCTGGCTGCTGATGCGGATGCCGCTGCTGCCGTCTCACTGCCCGCCGCATTCGCTTCTGAATTGCTGGCTGCCGTCGCTGATGCTGCCGCCGAGCTGGCGCTTGAGGAAGCCTCTTCATTCAGGCTTGTCATCTCAGCCAGGTCGCTCTGCATTTCCTGCTGGAGTTCCCGAAACTCGATCAGGATATCGGGGGTTAGCTCGGACTCTACCACCTGCTGCAGTAGCATGTAGTTCAGTGAGCCAGACGGCGTGGTATCGTCAATATGAATCGTACCGTACTGCTGAGTTTGCCCTGACCAGCTAACCTGGACTGCGTAATCGCCATATTCCAGATCAACGGAGTAGCTACCATCGGCGGCGGTCTTGCATGACGAACTCACCCCCTTCAGCACGACGGTCCCTGTAGCTATCGCGTCAAAAACAATTCGTGCATTTGGCAGTACATCGCCGGAGATCGGGCGCTGCAGGACGCCGCTGATTGTTAACGCAGTCATTACGGTGCTACTCCTGTCTGCCCGGCGGCGCGGGTTGCGCGAACCTGTGCGCCCCCTTTGTCGACCTTGTTCTTAATTCCCATGGCGTCGTTATAGTTCTGCAGGTGCTCCTTAGCCTGACTCGAGTCCTGCCCGGGCGCATCTTTACTGAAGGCCCGATACAGGCACCAGTCCACTACCGGGTTAACGTAGATATCGCTAATCGGCATCTCTACCGGGTCGTCATCGTCCAGATCGTCCAGTTCAATTTCTGTCGGATATAGGGAGACCGCTAATTCCAGTCCGGTGCCGGCGGCGACACCAGGGTAGAGCATGAAATACGTGGGGAGTGCCGGGTTATATAACCATGCCTCTGCGGTATCCTCTCCGGTGGTGGTCCGCCACATAGGATCGGCGGTGTCCAGTGTAACGCGGTCAGCAGAGACAACCGCCCGACCGGTATCCTGTCCAACGATGTCGATCAGCTGATATACCGTCTCCGGAAGTTGCTGCTTCACGCCAGCGGTGCAGGTAAACGCAATGATGGCGGACGTTGCATCCGGGCGCTTCAGCGCGACAGAACGCACAGCATCATTGAAATACCCCAGTAGCTCAGAACGCGTCCAGCGAATAAATCCGGGATCGCGGAGTTGCGTATTCACCCGGCCCAATACGTCATTTACGGCGATGCTCATCAGAAAAACTCCTGCTTAATAACCGGATTCTGGAATGCGTTGAACTGCGTATTCTCGATACGCCAGCGATAGGCTTCCCGGTAGCCGTCCACGAAGTACGGTTTCATCTGGGCTGCCAGTTGAGAGTTACTCCACGCCTTACCGGTTTGCGCTGCCAGCCTGGCGATCGCGCCGCATGCCAGCGCCTGAGGATAGTCATCAATCAGAATTTGCGGGATTTGCGTCGCGGTGAGTCGCGGTTCCACAACGAATAGCGCGCAGAATTCAGTAAAGTTGCGGTTAACCACCAGCTCATTCCCACTCAATTGCTGGTAGTCGACGCCGGGTACCAGTTGCGGATTCTCTACCCCCGGTCGTACCTTCTGCCCGAAAACACGGATTAACTGACGACCCTTGTAGGCCAGATCCGCTGGCACCAACAGAACACTCTCCCCGGCTTCCACACTGACGGGGCCAACGGTGTCCTGCACCAGGTTTGATTCCCGGCAAAACTCGATAGCGGTCTCAATCAGAGCGCGGCGGATAATGAAGTCCAACGCGCCAGAGATTGACTCTCTGACGAGCGGATAGAGTGAATCTGTAGACGCCAGCGTGATCATCAGGCGTTTTCCTCCTGCCCAATCTTCGCGCGCAACGCATCACGAACGCGAAGGCGATACGCATCGACTTTCTCCTGTGAGCCCTGCGGTTGGATATTCAGCTCGGTCCCTTCGACCAGGGTACGCAGCTGCGCAGACGTCAGACGACCGATGTCGCCATAAACGCCGCAGTGCATATCACGCTTCTGACGTTCTTCTTCAGCAAGACGCTCCGCCTCTTCTTCCGCTAACCGGCGCGCTTCATTCAGGCGCTCCTGCTCTTCTGCCCACCCGGCCAGCTCATCAGCGCGGATCCAGACCTTTGGATGAGCCAGCAGGCGCCAGGCAACTTCGGCAGGTGTCGGCACAGTTTTCCCTTTTGGGAAGATAAGCCGGCTGCCGGTTACGGTGTCTTTTTTAAAGGGCTTCTCGCCGATGTAGATCAGATCAACCTTGTCCATCGTAAATCCTTACAGCGTGCCTTCGTAGATGTAGAAGACCTCAACGATGAGGTCGCCAGTTGCCGCGGCGCCGGTGATAGTCGCGGAGATCACCTCATCGGTGTCGTTGTACAGCAGAGCGACCGGAACCGTTTGAGAGGTAGCTGCCGCAGACATATCTGCAACGGTCGCGATAGTGGTATCGCCGGCGGCAACGGTAACGCCCACGCTGGCACCGAGCCCGGTATCGGTATAAACCAGAACGGTGGAAATACGGCAGCCTGCCGGCAGCGAGATCAACTGGATGACTGTACCTTTTGCCGTTGCTGCGCAGTTGTACTGCCCGACAGCGACTGATACGTTACCGTGCGTGCCCTGGTAGATCGCGCGGTTATAGGTTGGGGCCTGGATGGTGCTCATAGGAACTCCTGGCAGGCGGCCAGCGCCGCCTGTATTCGGTTAGATAGACGGGGTGGTGGTCTGAGACACGGCAGTATCAACAGCAATCGTGCCGAAATCCTGCACGTAGCCGTCTTTGCCGCGGAAACGGATTTTTTTCAGACCGTTGATCCAGCGAATCGACGTTTCGGTCGTGTTTCCGTGGTCGGTCTTCTCGGTGTGCAGGCTGAACGGACTGCCCCATTCACCAGATCCGTACGCATTGGCCAGCGCCTGGCCGCCCAACAGGATGCCGCGATCGACCATCGTCTTAGTGGTGACCTGGGTGGTGGTGGCATCAGCATCGTTATTGCTGATAGTTACGGTCGAGCCTGCGTTAAAGCGGATCGGCATGCCGGTGTACTGGCGTACCAGGATATTGCGCCACATTGCACAATCCCCTTTGAAGATCGGATGATTGAAACCGCGAGAACGCTGGATTGCCGCTGCCGCCATAGCCTGCCAGTCTTTACCGCTGGTGGACGTGTACCAGTCGTTCCACTGGCGAGGTGTGATGAACATTACGTAGTACGGAGAGTCGCCCGACATCTCATCCGCGGCCAGCTTGACCGGTGCCAGTGGATGCGCCATCTCACTGATATACAGCGACAGGTTGTCCACTACATCGAGGGTGAACAGGTCAGCAGAATCGATAGATTCCAGGCTGGTGGCGTCGCCGCCATAAAACTGACGGCCATAGGTCGGCGGAGTGACGTCGTTCACCATGATGTCGGCAAACTCGCTATCGCTGTCCAGTGGAACGATGATGTCGTCGGCGGTCACGTCACCACGCGCGCCCATCAGCTGCACGGTAGCGATCTGGTCTGAAAGGTCGTTGTAATACGTCCCCAGCAGCGTGCGCCCAGTGCGAGCCAGATTATGCTTAGTGCGCTTCTGGCTCATTCGCCCGCCGGCGTTCACCATATGGCGCGCCTGGTTGATCTTCAGCTTAAAACTGGCCTGTTCGAGGTTCTCACCACGGCCTTCCAACTTCTTATCGCCCATGGTCGGACGCTTATTCAGCTTGAAGACGATATCCATCTCAACTTCGTCGCCAGCCTGGCGAGTCAGATCGGTCACGCGAACTACTGGTGCGTGTGGGCTGGACTGCTCTACTTCTTTCTTGCCGTTATCCGCCGCGGCATTTTTCGGGGCGTTTTCGGTCAGCATGTTGACGAACGAGCGGTTGCGGTTGGCGGCAACAAACAACGCCGCCTGCAGGACCTTATTCGCCTGGGCTGAGGTAACTGTGGTCATATCCTGTGTCCGTAAAAATACCCGCGCGCGGCGGGCGTATTAATAATCGAGGGTCGAAAGCAATGCATCGATTTCAGCGTCGCTCATACCGTTCATTGAATGGAGCAATGCATTTCCTGACTGGGCCGCGATTTGCGCGGCTTTACTCGTCGGCTGCGCTGCAGCTGTCGAACCTACATCTGAAGGGGAGCCAGGCAAGGCAGTTGCGGCTGCAGCGACTTTTTCGGCCGCCTGTGCTGCAACTGCTGCCTGAGCCTGCTGCGTAGGGTTATCACCAAACGCGGCCTTTACCCGCCGCTCGACTTCCTGGAAGCGCGCAACCAGGGTTTTATCTGCGAAAGCGGGGTCTTTCTGAAGGCGCGCATCTATCGCCAGTGCCATATCCCAGCGGTCAGCGTCGGCGGTGCGCCAGCCGTCCAACTCGGGAACCTGCACAAGAGCGACATCAACCATATTCGCAGCCGCTGGCGCAGCACTGGTATGTGCTGGCGCTGCTGCGTTTGCGGTTAGCGCGCTGATTTGCTGTGTCAGTGACTGCAGATGCCGACCTAGCGCGGGGTATTCCTCCATCAGCTCTTGCAGCTGATCGGAGTTAAGGCCCGAGCCATCCAGGATGGATGCATCCACGCCGGCATCTACAGCGCGCTGCTTCAGGTCATTAAGTTGCTTTTCAAGCTGCTCGGCCTTTGCAGCCTGCTCTGCGAACTGCTGTGCACGCTCTTCTGCCTGCCGCGCCCGGTCCCGGGTAGCTTCGAGCACGTCATACGGAATAGTGTGAACACCGTCTTTTGCGAGAATGGTTGGCTTCGCTGCTGGCTCTTCAACCGTGCCCGGCGTCGGCTGTTGCGCTGCCTGCGCTGCGGTAGCGTCCTGAGGTACAACCTCGGGCGTAGTTACCGTAGTGACCTGCTGCGCAGTGTCGCCCGTTTTGGTTTCTGTAGCGGCGATAACCGCATCTGTCTGGATGGTAGAAGCGCTGGCGGGGTCATCGATTACCTCACCATCCTCCTCCGTCTCCAGTTGAAGCAGTTTCGCTTCCAGCTCTTCAAAAGACTCTGTACCTAAAATTTCAACGCTCATTAATCACCTTTGCCTGTGTCGTCGGCTCACGAAAAGTACATACAAAAAAGCCGCTCCCGAAGGAACGGCTTTGCTGTGATGCGCTGGGTAAAAAAGAAGCCCGGATCCGCCCGGGCAATTACAGCGAGCTAAAACGCAAAAACCCGCTCGAGGCGGGTTGGATGGAATACTACTATTGTGGGAATTTTCATCCTGCGAATGACTAAAGTCAAGATGCATTCAAAAGCAGCTCTTTCCCGGTAATAGTAGCAATGGTAAATTTATCAGACATCAAAATGAGGGTTCTAAATGTCAACTACTACTGCTATACCTGGCCAACTGTATAAATATAAGGCGTTTAACTCCGACAGCCTTGAATTGATCATCGCAGACAAACTTTTCTTTTCTCATCCATCGAAGTTTAACGATCCACTTGATTGTCAGACGCAAGTCGTTGATGATATTAATGATGAGAATGTACTTAGGGATATTTTGTTTAAGCTACATCAAAAAAATGCAAGGAATAAATTTTTAAGTGCGGCGAAAAAGCTACGATACAAAGGCCTTAAAACGCTTGAGAAGATTGAATTGCTCAGTAGCGATGAAGGAAATAATGCTATAACCGAAATTTACAATAGAGCTAACTTCGAGGGGGAGGACATTGATATTACTAAAGAATTGACTTCCGCTATTGGTGAAATAATTCTTTCTGGCTACAATAATGGCGTTTTATCTTTAGCTGAAAAAAATGATTGCCCCTTAATGTGGGCACATTATGCCGACAACCACCAGGGCATCTGCCTAGGTTATTCCATTCCTTTTGACCAACAACATCTTGTTAGCAAAATCAACTACGAAGGGACTTCAAGAACTATATCGACTAGCCAAATCATTAGAATGCTCAACGGCGATCCCAACGCTAAGAAAGAAATAGAAGATGCTATTTTCTTAAGGAAAGCCTCGCAGTGGGGATATGAAAATGAGTGGCGAGCCATCTCCAACGTAGGATTACAGAAATCTTTTTTTATTCTCACTGATATAACCTTTGGGATTCGTTGCAAAGAAACAACGGCTTTTACAATAATGAAGACCATGTCCGTAAGAGATCAAAAAATCAAGTTCTTTCAGATGAAAGAGGTCAGCAACAAATTCGATTTAACAAGAACAGAAGTTTTTTGCGATAATGAAAAATTTTCATCTTACCCAATTTGCAATCAATATAATCGTGAAATGACGTTTTACGGTGAAGACGATTAAGCTGTATTAGTCGCGACTTGATCTGACTGTTTTCACTGGCAGCACACAATCAAATCTGACAGTCTGCTTTGAACGAGGAGTGGAAGTTAGCATTTGCCCTCAAAATCTATGGAGGTATTGCTAACTTTACCACATATTAAACAATGAGGGTCAGGTCAATTAAACGCCTGATGGATTGTCGTAACAAGGAGAACCTATGGATAATCTAACTAAAAATCAACACTTTATATCTCAAGTGGAACAGCGCAGTAATTGCATTGATGAAAGCAGACCAAAAGATAAGCAGCGCATCTACAAATTTGAAATTGCAGATAGAGAAAAAAGAGTTGTTCGATTGACAAATACTGATGGCGTTAAGATAAGGACTAACCTCTCTTTTGATGATTTATTTAGTTTCGATGTGAAAAGCTCACGTGTAAGAAAAAATTTAGAGGATTTCTTTCAAAAATTTGAAACGGACCTAGCCTCAGTAACTGATCTCCTTATCTCCGAGTCGAAAATTAACTCTGGAAGCGATGGTTTGAAGGACGCTGCTGAACGAGTATTTAAAGCAAAGTTTATGGGGTGGATTAGAAACCCTTACTTAATTGCTCGAACAATAGATATGTTTAAGGGATTAGAGGGGATGCATCCAACTGATCCTCTTTTACTGACACACTTTCGCGACATACGCGCGGGAGCAAAACCTCACTTGGCCGAGGTTTGCGCAATGTTTAGGGTGACGAGTGAGCAGTATTTCCAGTGGCTAGAGATTCTTTTTCTGGCGTTAATGACTTCACCCGGGGCCACAAAAAGTATCTTAGAGTCGACAGTTGAGATGATTGTTGAATCCCAGGGGCTAATGGGCCATGTGATAGTAGCAACCTTTGACGACACTCCAGGCTGCAGAGTCGCTGTACCTGATACAGGTTACCTTCAAGGCACTAATGATCCCCACTGTAATATGTTTCTTTTTAATTTAAATCGAAGTGCGTTTGCTGCATTTAGTGTGGTGGACTTGTCAAAGCAGACCCTTGTAAATATTCAGCCGCATATGAAAGGGCAAGTAGGGTTGTACAATATAAAATTTTCAGCACAGCACCATCACAATGATATGAAATTACTTGAAACTTTTAACGAACTAGCCGCGTATCAAGCTCATTCTCATCTTTTTTGTGCCGACCCTAAGATCTTCGGAATTACTACTATTTAAGGGGTACAATAGCTTTACTGTAAGTTGAGTAGTAGCAACTTTCGTTTTTGGCACGGAGCTGTCTGTCATATCAGCTCTAGATCTGTGATGTTGCCGTGTCAGGTCAAATCTGAGCTAAGACAATTAAGCAGAGGCCTTAGCCCCCAGCTCCAGCCGCGCCCCGCTGCTAACCAGCTGGGCGATTAGCTGTTGTATCTGAACCATCTGCTGTCCCATCTCCGTGATCTGCTGCTGATTAATCTGCATCTGCTGCATAATCTGGCCAGTCTGCGCCATCGTCAGGCCGTCACTGTATTTCTGCCCGTCTGCCGTTGCCTGCGACTTATTGGCGCTCGCCTGCTTGTTGGCGGTGTCCGCGTCCTTATTCTGGATTTCAGCAATCTGGGCCTTGAACTGCAGCGCCTGTGCAAACTCATTGAGTTTGGCCTGCTGCTGTGCAGCCTGTTTCTCTTCGTCCGTCATATACTCCGGGTCTTGCGTGCCCATGGCCCGACTGACGCGATCAACAAATTCATCCTTGTTCGGGATCTCAACCAGTTCGAGTACCAGATCGATAACGGCGGTCTGTGCCTGTGCCGGCAGTTTCTGGATGATGCCGATCAGACGGTCAGCCAGTTGCGCGCGGTACGCTGGCGTAGAATCAATAGGCGCCAGTACAATCCGCGCATCCAGGCGGGAAATGTTGTTAGTAATTGCACCGTCGTCGCCTTTAACATTAATCGTGACGATTTTCCGGCGGCGCTTATCCTTGCGGTTGATGACGATGCTGTAATCCGTCCGTTTTTTGAGGTCCTCGAGCAGGTAGTTAAGGATAAGCTCGCCAAGCGCATTACACGCCATTGTGTAGTTATCGTTGATTTCCGCGAGCGTGGTGGAGCTCTGCTCTACCAGGTTAGACACGGCTATACCGGAAATAGCGTTGCTGTCCTGCCCCATATAGCTGGAGTAAATCCCCGCGCAGTCCTGGATATTCTGCCGGTCATACTCCATGACCTGCATTTGCTGTGCGCTGACTGAGCTATCAGAGTTTATCTGCAGTGCATCTGAGGCTTTGGTCTTGTTCTTACGGTCGGCGTTGAGGACTATTACGCCGTCAGGACGGTTGGCTTCCTCGCGTACCTGCTCCCGACTCATGTTGGTGGCGTCATCATCCATCACTATCTGCTTAGCCTGCATCAGCCAGGTGATTTTGAGATGACGGAAATTATATGAATTCTGCGCACTGATCATCCGTGATACCAGACCATACGGGATCCCGTTCTTGTCTTTGCGGAAACCCCAGAACGGCACCAGTGGGAACATCCCCTGCGGCGCATCACACGCACGGTCCCCGAGATGGTACGGACCCGCCCACCAGGACTCACGTATAAAAGACACCAGTTGCATAGTCACGCTAACCCGGCCACTCCCGACGGCGACAGCATGAGCGATATTGTTTTTGTCGTACTCTACAAATTTCCCGGTTGGCAATTCCATCATGGGAATACGCTCATACACACGGTAATAGATGACGTACAGCATGAGGCGGTCGCGGCCCACGCTCATATACTCAGACTCCTGGCGGCTCCAGTTCTGCATCTCGCCCCAACCTTTCTCGAGATCGGAGTCGTTACCCTGTAAACGATCGGTATCTGCAAAATCGTCCCACAGTTGGCCAACGGCACACTGCAGCACTTCCGCACGCTGCGGAAACAGCATGATCGCCTCGTCAACGTCCATCCAGCGCTTACGCATCAGCCAGCGGCAGTCACGCAGGTCAGGGCGACGGCTTGTCCAGTCCCAATAGACTTCATTACGGTTGATTTCCTCAGCGATATACCTGCTGCCGGTAACGTCAGGATTTCGGCGCACCTCTACCCACGATAACCCAGTCTTGATTTGACCGGCATAGGCGTCAGAGCGCACGCGGTCGATGCGCATTTCCTGGCAGACAGTGTAGAACTCCGCGTTAAGTGCCTCGGCCAATTTCTCTGTCTCGTCGTTCTGGAAATTGGCTTCAACACGCAGATCAGAGCGCGTCTTCGCTTCGGTACCGAGAACCGAGTCTATTGCCGGGGCGATCAAATTCTGACACTCCGGTGGTTGCCCGCGCTGCTGCAGCACCTGAATCACCTGAGGGGGCAATTGGTCACCATCGTAATATGCGGCCGCAGTATTGGCATCGCTGCGCCAGTCCGGCTGCCCGTCGATGTCCCCCATGAGTTTCAGCAGTTGTTCCTGCGTAAACTGCCCTTTGTGCTTGCGCTGCTTGTTAATCTGTACAATCTGCATTATTGCGTCATCCAGTGTTGAGACGTAGTTCGTTCGTAGAATACCGCCGGGCGTGCCGGCATCCTTGCGCGCATCTCCTGCGCGATGCAATAGCTCATAACCTGGTCGTCATAGCAGCCTTCCTGCGCGTTCATCGAGCCCTTCTTGTCGTAAACGTAGGAGGACATCTCAGTGATAGTCCCTGCCCAACGGATACCGTCACAGTCTTCACGTAGCAGGGTCTTCAGTCCCTCAACCACAACCGGCTTGCTTTGCTTCGTTGTCAGCCAACCTAACTTCGCTGTCTCTTCGTCGGTGTCGCGATCGAGGTACTCTTCGGTGTAGATACGACTAACGGGATAGATTTTGCGGAGTGCTAGGATAACGGCGTGCCCGTGGTTATTACGCTCCGGCCCGATATACGCAGGGATCTGATAGTCCTCGTCACCACGCCTGATCCCGCTGCTGTAGAACCGGCCAACGTGGCGTAGTAGCGAGGCAAAAAGTTCAGCATCGAGATGGCCATACCAGTGAGCCACCTGCTCGCCGGAACTTTTCTTCACCACGTCAAAAGACGAGCGGTCTCCGTGCTCCAGCCCCTCTGCTATATCAGCGCCGATCGCGTAATCCTCATCCGGGTCCGGCAGTTCCCAGACCAGTAAGTGATTCATCAGTGTGCGCTGCAACTCTTCTTTGTTCCCGCCTCGTAGCGCCTGCACTTTCGACTTCTTCCCGGTAGTCGGGTCGATATCGTAGACAATCAGGGGCGTGATACACCGGCCACCGGCGCGCATCGTTGCTATCGCATCAAAGACGCGGCGCCCGGACGTCAGGAAGGCCTCTTCCGGCGTGGAAGGGAATTCCTGCTTCATCTCTTCGCTTTGCGTGCGCTCTTTGCCGATGTACCACTGTTTCTGCTCGTTAGTGAGCACAATAGACATACGCTGCTCCACCGCGGCGAAATACTCGGCGTGGTATTTGCTGAGACGCAATCCGCCGGCAGGCACTGGCGCGCTGTATTTCGGATCGTCGTACCAGGGATAGAAATGAAATTTAAAATCCTGGTCGGTCAGGTCCAGGCCCGCTTGCTCCAGCTCGATAGCAGTCAGACACATAGCGTGATAATCGCCGCCCACGCCCTCGGCAGTGGACTCATCAAAGATGATGCACTCCTCAGCCACGGCGTTAAGCGTACCCGTCCTCAGTTCCTTTGCCTTTGCAGGGTACTTCGCACAGATTTTGCCGTGCTCGGAGATATGCAGGCGTTGTACTGTCCCGGAACGGAAAGACGTGGCCACGCCGATACTCGATCCATGCCCGAAAAGTATAAAGCCGCCGTTCGCGCCGCTTCGCCGTTCCACGACTGTGAAAGACGCACGCAACCAGGGAGGCAGATTATCGAAGGGGATCGCTATTTTGGTACGGAAAATCTCGCCTGCCGCCGCCTTGTCCTGGGCCACAATCCCGCATTTCAGGTGCGGCGTGAAAAGAGCCTGGTCCAGCAGGTAGATATCAATCGCCGTAGAGAACCCTAACTGGCGTGCCTTCAGGATAATGTTTTTGTTGTGCATGTTCCTGAACAGCCGGCGCTGGGCCGGACGCATTCGGAACGTAACCAGGATCCCCTTCTCATTCTGTATCTTGTACAGATTATTGAGGCGCCACCACGGATTGCTTAGCTGCGTCAGGATGAATCGGCGCTGCTCGGCCTCAGACATGCCCGACATATCTGGCTCGTGATACTGCGGGTTACTGTTCCGGGTAGTCATTAATCCGTCCGGTGTTATTCATTGCCTGCAGGTCTGCCACTATAGAGGTGAGCGGAGTGACGACGCCGGCGCGCTGACTGGTGAGCACGTCAGTCTCTGCCCGCAGTTTTGCGGTCGCGGCTTTGATACGCGCGGTATCCGCGATAATTTTCGGCGTGGTGGCGGCGCAAACGTCCAGCGTACTTAGCGTCCGCTCTATTGACTCGATACGGCCAATATTACGGTCCAGCGCCTGCTCTGCCTGCAGGATTTTGCCGTAGAGCTCGACGCGAACCTCAACACTGTCAGCTACCGCCATATCAGCGAACATGCGCTTGAGCGTTTGAGTAACAGACAACGCTCTGGCACGAGTGAATACCAACTCATCGATGAGCGCCATCTCACTGGCATCGTCCATCAGCCCATCTGCATCGAGGTACTTCGCGTACCCACGGTGTTTTACCGCGGCCGTGTTGCGCTCTACGAACCGGCAGACCGGGTGCGGATTGCCGCGCCCCTTGCGTTTCGTCTCTGGTTCATCTGCGCAATCGTCGTCGTTGTTATTGTTACTCGCGTCTTGAGAGGGATCCGCGCCAGCTTTGGCCTGATGCGTTTTTTTTTGCGCATTTCTGCGCACTTTTTTTTGCGCACTTTGTGCAGATTGCTGCGCATTTTTGCGCGTTTTGATGTGTCGGCGCGCAGTGGCGTAATTGAGACCATTATCTGCGCACCAGTCCTGCAGCTTGACGCCAGATTTAGCGTGCGCGCGCTGAAACTCCCGCGACAACTTTTCCCAGTCAGTCTTCGCCATAAATTAACCAATAGTCACTATCGAGCACCAATGCCCTTGAGTGATTATTTGCGCTCATCCCAGCGCGCGGCGGTACCGCGCACGTCGACATGCGTAAAGGTGTTGTAACGCCCGATCCCGCCGTCCGGGTGTGCGTGCTCCAGGAAGGTGGCGACAACGTCAGGTGAAACGCCAGTTACCTTAATATCTGCTGCATTGCCCAGAAGGTGCTGACTATGACTGGTGCCACCGACCGCTGCGTTGTGTGTCGGGCAGCGACAGGCGCAATCAACGACTACCGGCGCACCAAAGTGCTGGCGAACACTTTCCAGTATCGACACCAATGCGGCGTTAACTTGGTCAAAACCGCACCCACACTTGCACGCCAGTTCGCACCGGCTGAAATGCTCGGAAACATCACCCATTTTTTGATTCTCCGTTCAGTTGGATACCGAATTTTTTCGCGACCGCTACGACGACCGCCTTGATTCCGTGCGCGCCAAGCAGAGCTATCACCAACACAACCAGATCAGGCGATATCTTGAATCCATGGATAGGCGGTAGTGCCGGGATATACGGACGCAGCGCGCAATAAATAAGGACGCATGCGATGAAATCGCCCAAGACGTAGCGAAAGCGGGTCCGCTCGCCAAGAAGCCACCTGGACAACTCGCCGGCAGCGAGGGCCGCGCCAACTTTGAGCGCCTCGTTCGGAGCGGACATAACCAAGGCGATCCACTGCCAGATCGATAATTTATGAGGCATTTTTTGTACCTGCCATTTTACGGGCGTCAGAAACGAAAAAACCCGCACGAGGCGGGTTGAGGGAACGGTAGCTATTCTGGGATTTTCATCCCCACGACGCGACCTGTCAACCTTCCTGGTTGAGATCGAACAGCTCGTGTAGACGCGTAGTGGCCGCATTAGAATGGCTGGCCAGCCACCAACGACACTCGTCCAGGATAAAGAAATAGCCCTCGGCTCTGGATGCGCTCCTGCCGATGTGCCGCAAAATCTCTCTTCTTGTCGGCTCCAGATACTGGTGGCCATCGCAGATGGGGCAAACACCCGGTTGGGGTTTAACGATCTGCCCGGCTCCCCGGCAGCGTGGGCATTGCGTTGATGCAGCGGCATGGGCGGCAACCCATCGGTCGATACCAGTCCGCGCCGCTGAGATCTGCTCTTCCAGGAATTGTATCCGCGTCAGCGTAGAGGCGGTCTCAGGCTTTAGTTTTGTTTTGGTTAGCGTCTTCTTCAGGAGCTTTATCCGTTGCGCTTCCCGCTGCGCGTACGGCCCATATAGTCGGTGCAAGTGCTTGAGCGAGCGTATTTGTGTCTCAAGCGGGCGGTGAAAAAGGATATCGAGTGCAGTTTCTGCAACCCTGTATGCCAGAGCGTGGTCAGCAATAAGCGATTTCTGGCAAAAGTCTGTAGCCCATGTGCAAACACTTTTACGTAGCGCCGTCTCCTGCTGCCGGTCTCCGCGGTAAGCCACCATGATCAGTTGGTACCCAACCGGGTTTTCTCGCTCAATGGCGGCTAGCATTGCCGCGATATCGTCCCAGTGCAAGGTGGCACGGCCGCCGCGAGGTCCTAGCGTCGCCGTCCGCGGGTCAAAAATTTTTATAGCTGCTTCGATACTCATCTTTTCATTCTCGCTAACCGTGGTCGCAAGCATTATTGCACGTTGAGCAATAATAAAAAAAAGAAACTCCTTAAAACGCAACTAAAAGAGAATGGTAACCACGACGAGTAAACGCTAATATGTATGCTATTGAAAATTAAATCACAGTATTTATTATCCATATTTTATAAGGAATAGCACATGGCAATTTATGACCTCTTTTCCAAAAGACAAAAAAGAATTCGAGGTGAAATTACTGATGTCTATGTTTATGACAACATCCCTCAAAAATTTAGAGTCCAATTCAATCAAATCATTAATGACATAATTGGCCAATGTTCTAATTTTATCGAAATGAAGCATTATAATTACATTCCTGATATCTATGACAACATTTATCGTGATATTTGCGAAATATTGAGAAAGGAATATGGAGAGTTTAAATTAGCGAACAATGTTATATCGTATAAGGATGAAATTTTTGAACACTTTCATAAGACCCCATTTTCAGACCACTGCCTTGACGTAATAGAACTATTTTGCGGAGCAATTAAATATACAGTAGGAGAAAAGTCTTTAACTTTAAGAGAAAAAGCCAATAATGCAATTTCTGATATAAATGCTCGATTTAGGGAGAGTGGCATAGGATATCAATATGAAAACAAAGAAATTATCAGAGTCGACTCGCAATTTATTCACTCTGAAGTAGTTAAACCAACCCTTTCTCTCTTGAGCGCTAATGGCGAATATAATGGCGTAATAGATGAGTTTCTTGCCGCACATGAACATTATAGATTGGACAATTTCAAAGAATGTTTGAATGAGTGCCTTAAATCTTTCGAAAGTATCATGAAAGCAATTCATGATAAACGGAGTTGGCAATATAATAAAAACGATACCGCTTCAAAATTAATTAACAGCTGTCTTGAGCATGAACTAATACCTTCTTATCTACAAGGTCAATTCACTAGTCTCAAAACAATGCTTGAGAGTGGAATACCAACAATAAGAAATAAAAATTCTGGTCATGGACAAGGGACAGATGTTACTACTGTCCCAAGAGAGTTAGTGAGCTATATGCTTCATTTAACCGCTACGAATTTGCTTTTCTTAGCCCAATCCGAACAGTCTCTGTAAAAAGGATTGTTGCGATAGTTAAATTTCAGGGGGGACTTCCCCTGAAATATCCTAAGATACACAGCCTCGCGGCTTCAAACCCATAGCACACTTCTGCACGATACCCCACAGCACGCAGACGTTCGATCCACTCCATCTGCGTAGCCGTCGGTTTGCCGCCTTTCGCTTTCATCTCAATGCGTAGGCCATGCCACTCCCCAGATGGAATATCCAGAATCAGGTCCGGGTATCCCGCCCGGCCGCCAGCACGCTTGAACTCACTGGCGGCTTTTGGGCCGCGTTTCCCTTCGTTAGGAACATGGACCAAGTAGTCGCCTACCCGGTAGCCCTTAATCACTGTCAGTGCCGCCCACTGAATCAGAGCCTCCTGCTCCAGCAGCTCAGCGCTCCCTCGCACTCGGCGTGCGCCGGTGGTTGTAGGGGCGACCTTTGCCTTGCTGCCAATGACCGTCAGCATATCGATAGCATTCTTCACTTTACGGCTCCCATTGCGATCACGCCTAACCCAAGTGCGCGGTGCTGCAGGCGAAGAACGTGTTCCATTTGGCTGCCGTGTTGCCGTTCCCAGTCCGCAACGTTGTCATGCAGCTGCCGGTGGCATACACGGCAAAGGGGGATAACATGGAAATCTCCTGCTTTCGTCCCGGTTCCGCCGAAGCCGTGTCCGATCAGGTGGTGTGGATCATCTGCACGTTTACCGCATCCGCAGCAGTCCTGCGTCTTCACCCAGTCGGTGTACTGCTGACACTCCCAGCGCGGGATTTTGGGGCGGCTCATATACTGCGCTGGGACGTCGGGTTCTACGCGGATTTGCAGCACCGGAGTTGCCGGCGGCACGACCTCCGCGATTATCTGTCGAGGATCCGCCGGATTAACCCGTAACTCGCTCTCCCGGTACACTGATTTATGCGGCTCAGCGTCAGGCAGGCGCAGGATTCTCCGTAGCGCGCCATCAGGTAGTTGGTCAGAAACTTTGTGAACCAGCGCCCAGCAGCCAATATCACTCACAGTAACGACGTGATGATCTGGATATTTGAAATAAACCCGAACCGAGTCCAGCACGAAGCGCGCCGCATTGCTGCGGGCTATTGCTGCCACCTTTCCTGGTTGGTCCACCAGCAACCTATCGTGATGCCAGCAGACACGCAGCAAAGAGTCTTCGTAGTGAGAGATAGTGAGCTCACTGTGATGATAGTCATCGTCATCAGTTTCCCACTGGCAACAGTCATAGGTTCGTTCCAGCCAGCGGGCCATTGAGCCAACTGTTTCAGCCGCCGCGAGCACTTCCGGCGACATCCAGAAAAACCGGTACTCTGGATCTTCCAGTAGCGGCTGTTCCTCTGTCAGTATGCCGGGCTGACGCCCGGCCTCCTTCTCACTTGCCGGCGTAATCACTACCGGGCCATAAAACGCGCGCATTAGAGATCGTCCGGGACGAAGGATCACCTGATCCAACTCCCTGACAAGAATCGGATTTAGCAGCACCCTCATGCCGCAACCTCCTTACTAACGCATAGCTCAGGCAGATTTGCCCGTACCAACGCCTCAGCGAACGGCGGCGGCACAGCATTACCACACCGGGCCACCTGTTTGTCTTTGGCATATTTAACCCCACGATAGTCCTGATCGATCACATACCAGTCCGGGAACCCCTGCGCTTTATACAGCTCGTGTGGCTGCAACATCCTCATGCCGATATCGACAATTCGATATGTGGCCCCTTCCACCGCCACCAGCCCGGAGCAATCAATGCCGCAGTATTTGTGCAGAAAATCTGCCACCAGTTGCGCCCGGTGTTCGTCGTAACCGTCCGTAGCTAACGTCGTTTTCACTTCCCCTACGTGTAGTCCACCCGCGGTGACTGTGGGCATAGGTGCATCAGAGCGCTGCCCATCACGACAAGTACCGCGCAGCTTAACGAGGTGTGACGCAACAACGGCGTGGTGATCGACTGTAGTGACGGAATGAGCCGGTTCTTCCATGCTGACGCCGGGGCCTGTGTAATTGCCGCCATAGTGCTTAGCCAGGAACGCGCTAACCGTTGCAAATTTATTGCCGCCGGCGGTCACGGTACCCAGTGGGGCATCCAGTTTGAGCACCCTTGGCTGTTGCCCGGTGCGCTCGCCATATCCCATCTGGATCAGGGTTGGTGTTACCAACTGCGATTTTCCACCACCGCCTGCGGTAATTGTCGCGCTTGGTTCGTCGGCCCGGTGGCCTATGCTGGCGCCAAACTGCCTTGCGATAACAGGCGCAACCAGACACGCGCGCGATTCTTTCAGAATGGTATGGGCCGGTTTGTCTACAGGACGCGGTTTCGCCTGGTATTCACTTCCGCCATTGCCTGCAATAAACGGCGTCAGCGCCGCCTCAACGATCCCCAGCGCATGACCATTACCCCCTGGGCGTACTGACGTTCCCGCGGTTATCGTCGGAACAGGTTCCGTGACTGGCTGCCCGGTGGCGCCGGTGCGGAACTTTGTCAGGTGCGGCACGGCGATCGCATAACCATGAGTTTTAGTGATGGTCTGCAACGGCGCATTAAGTTCCTGCCCCCGGAAACAGTCATATTTGCCTTTGGTCGTGGTGTGGTTGCACTTCACGATGAACGGCGACGCGCTCCCAAGAACAAAACGCTCGATACCACGCGCGATCCGCTTGAGTGTGTTCTCCGCCAGATCACGCTTACGCCCGAAGATTGACGGAGCGGCGATGTCCCAGTCGATACACTCTGCAGCTGTCCGCCACGGCGCCAGCTTCCCGGAACGCACCTCAGGAGATTTAGGGTCTCCGTGAGTAGGCTGAGGCCAGACGACTGGACGCCCGTCACGGCGCATGACCATGAAGAACCGCTTCCTGATCGTCGGAGCGCCATAGTCACACGCTCGCAGCTCGCGAAATTCCACCGTATACCCCAGGCCGGTTACCAGACGGGCGGCATCTTCGCCCTTCGGATCCAGTCCCAGAAAATCACAACACTCAGCCAGCGCAGGATGGTCAGCGTCTATGCCGGTGCTTATCATCTTAACGAACGCCTGGAATGTTTCGCCTGCTCGGGCCGGATCTGGTTTGCTGTATCCTGGAAGTACCGGGCCAACAAACTCCGCCAGTAATTCAGCAGGCTGGTCAGGCTTAGGCGGTATGTCGATTAGCGGTCCCCAGGTCTGGAATTCTTCCACGTTTTCGAGCATGACAACCCGAGGCTCCTTTTTCAGGCCCCAGCGGAGAGTAATCCAGGCCAACCCGCGGATCTCCTTCTTCACTGGTGCGGCCCCCTTCGCCTTGCTGAAATGCCGGCAGTCTGGGCTAAACCACGCCAGCGTGACCGGCAGACCGGCACAGGCAGCTACCGGATCAACGTCCCACACCGATTCACAAAAATGCTGGGTGCTGGGGTGATTGGTCGCATGCATGGCTATGGCGTTGGGATCGTGGTTAATTGCAATATCAACGCTACGGCCGATTGCCAGTTCGATACCGGTAGACGCCCCGCCGCCGCCGGCAAAATTATCAACGATTAACCCTTTCACACCACCACTCCCATCGATACCACAAGGCTGGTTGCAATGCGCACAACCTCCGTCATCTCATGCCTTTCAAGGAAAAGACGATTAACATTCGCCTTCAGTTTCGTCAGGAGGTGTTCGGGTAACTGGCCGGTTCCCGGCACCGAAGCAACCACCTGGTTCACTTCAGAAGACCAGATCGTGTCCCCGTTCAGCGTGGTGCCAAAAGCAGCTAATCCGCGTGATACAGGAGTACTATCCGGCCTGCGAAACTCTCCAGCGAATAGTTGAACCGAGTTCTCGCATTCATTGCCCCAGCAATCCCACCCCGGCGCATCGCTACGCGCAAAGAGCTCGATGCGGGTAACTTCGCCGTACAAGGTTTCCAGCCGGTGGCGCACTTCCCAGGGCTTTTCGCTGTGCGCGCCTAGCGGCGAGTACACGACCTGCTTGATGGAAGCGCTGCGACGCTCAAGGCCGGTTCCTTTGGTGGCGATCAGCAGGTCTTCTGAGTTAGCCCTAGTGTGGTTCCCGCCATTCATCCTCGTCTCGGCATTAAGCAGTTCGAGGAAGTCATAAAAATCAGTGACGCCCCCCTCCTGGAGGGCTTTGGTGATCCGCTGTTCTGCCAGTAAGTTGAATTTCACCCATGTGAAGCCTTTCATCGTGCGTACGGTGAAACCCCATGCCTCGGCAAGCTCGATTGCCTCCCGGTTGTGCGTACCGGTGTACCAGAGTGCCAGCACGGCATTCTCCGCCGCCAGTGTCCATACTGGCAGGCGCTTCAAATCGGTGATCGACATCGTTGGATAGTGTTCAGTCGCCGCGCCATTACTGACAGTGTTGCCATAGGCCCACGGTGGATCGGCGTAGATCAGCTCGTACATCAGCGTGCCGCCCCCGCGCTGGCGGTAATCGCCCGGGTGCCGTCATGGCGCGGTGCAGATACAATGCCCCTGGCTTCCATCGCCTCAATGATGTGCGCGGCACGGTTATAGCCGATCCGGAACTGGCGCTGGATAGAGGATATCGACGGTCGCGCGGTATCCAGAACGAATTTGATAGCGTCCTCGAGTAGCGGGTCAGAGTATGAGTCGGTGTAGGTCTCTTCCGGAGTCTGTTTCTTAGTCTCGCCACCCAGCGCCTGCAGCAGATCGGAAATCAAGCGAGATAATTCGCCGGTGGACAGCATGACATCAGCATCGAATCGGGCGGCGACGTCTTCATGGTCGATATCGTTGTTTTGCTCCAGCAGCACGTCACAGAATTTGATACCCGTCAGGCCGAATCCGTCTGACAGGGAGAGCTCAACGCGCCAGTCTGTCCAGCCGAGGTTCAGGCGGGTCACCAGTTTGCCGGCGTCGAGGTGGTTGGCGATCTCCTCGCTGTCCAGTTCCTGCTTTTTGCAGGTCAGCTTGCCGCCGTCGGCAAGAACAGCCTGCAGCACGGCGGCGTCTCCCAGGTCAAAAGGTTTCGGCGCGTATCCCTGTTTAACCCACTCGGTCAGCGTCAGCTCAATTGGATTCTCTGTCGTCAACGGCACCACTGGCAGGCTGCCGAGCGTCTTACGCAGTAGCGCCAGCACGTCTTCTGCTTTCTTCGCGCTGCTGCTATCGACGGCGATCAGGTTGCTGGTGGTATCAATCCACAACCAGGTATCCGCCGAACGGCTGAAAGCGCGCGGCATCAGTGAGTGAAGCACCTCATCCCGCAGGCTGCTTTTCTCGGTCTTTTTCAGCAGGCGCCCTTGCTCTTCTTCCATCTTGGTGACTTTGGCAGCCAAATTTTTGCTGACCACTTCAGCCGGCAAGATCTTCTCTTCCCGGCGGTATTTCAGCAGCAGATGTCCGTTGCAGGCGTGCAGCAGATGCTCGTAATCATCTCCCAGCGGCGGTACCCAACCGGCTTTTGCCATGTCCTGGCTGCCGCATGGTGTAAACGCCAGCGTCTTAAGTTGGTTCTGCAATGACTCAGTGTCAAAATTCACGTCACGGCTAACGCGGTATAACCGCAAATTTTTTGGTGCAAACATAGCTAACCCCTCATATTTTTAGTTGATGCGCTGGTCAGGCGCGGTTTCTCGTGGTTTGCAGAATTAATCTGCTGTCGAATTTTTGCTATCCAGCGCTGGTTGCGCGCTCTCTGCTCTGGTGGCAACTCCACGCTGCCGTCACCGATCTGATTCAGCACCGAGTCCAGTACTTCGGAGACACATTTCATCAGAAATCCTCCCTGCCTCGAGACTGGCGCCCGGACTGCGACGGACGTGAAGCAATGCGGCGGGCAGCCTCTTCAGTACTGATATCCTGTACAGTGCCATGCCTCATAAGGGCGTATGCCGTACCGGTCGCCCCTTCTCGGTTCAGACGCACGATCAGCTCCATCAGCTCAGGATCGGCTGACGGGTTGTAAACAAAATCGCGATACAGGCCGATCCACACGTCGCAGTCCTGCTCAATCTGCCCGGTGTCCTTACTGTCGCTCGGCAGCGGGCGCTTATCGGCGCGGTCTTCGAGTTTGCGGTTCAGCTGCGTCAGCAACACAACCGGACAATCCAACTCTTTAGCGAGGTTTTTCAGTCCAGTAGTGATCTCGCCGTACGCAATATCACGACGTTCTGCCGCTTCAGCCTTCATCAACGTCAGGTAATCAATGGCCACCAGCCCTACGACGCCGCGCTGGCGCTTCACTTTGCGGCTTTCAGACGTAACGTGCGCCAGGGTGACGCCCGGCGTTCCGTCAATCATCAGATTGGATTCAGCCAGCTCGTAAGCCTTCGCCATCGCCCGCGACATCTCCATATCGTCGTTGGCACCTACGTAAAATATTTCAGAGTTAACCCGCGCCTCCTGCGCGACCATGCGCTCTATCAGGCTGCGATCAGTCATTTCCAGGCTGAAAATCAGCGAAGGAAGACGGTGATCGAGTGAAAAGTGCGTGGCTATTTTGTTGAAAGTAGAGGTTTTCCCCATTTTCGGGCGAGCCCCGATAACCACCAGCGCGCCGCGCAGGACTTGTTTTGGCGCCATCAGGCGATCCAGTCCGTCAATGCCCAGCGTCAGTCCTGCTGCACTCTCAGGGTTCGTGAAACGCTTATCCAGGTCTTCTACCCAGTCAGTGACAACGTCTGCCGCCGGCCGCAATCCACCGCGGCGCCCGCTACGGGCATGCTCGGCAACGGTATTGATCACCTGCTGGACAGCGTCAATCCTGTCTGCGGCGGTCATGTCTGCTGGCTGGTTCATGATTTCCAGACACGACTGCAGCTTTTCGACGGTGAATCGGATGATCGATTTTTCACGGACGATGCCGGCGTAATGCGTCATTGCGGAAACGGTCGCGTTTTTAGTGAGCTCTGCCAGATATGCAAAGCTCCCTATCTGCTCAGCCAGCCCCTTGGACTCCAGAAATTCAATCAGGCTGATCATATCCGTAGGCCGGTCACTACGAGCCAGCGCCCGAATTTCACGGAAAATTATCTGGTGTGGGCGCAGATAAAACGATTCCGGTTTGAGCATCCCATACACTTTCCCAGCCCGGTCATGGTCGGTATTCAGCATCAGGCAACCCAGCACCGCCTGCTCTGCGTCGACACTGTAATTCAGTTGGTCACTGGTCATTGGCGCGATCCTCTTTGACGGCTACATAGCAGCGCTCAGTGATCAGGTAGTCCAGGTTTTTACGGCGCCAGAATCCGCCCTTCCCGTTTGGCTGGTCTTCCAGCATCCAGCGGCAGTGCTCGGCGATATACTTCAGGTATGCGCGCCAGCGTTGCTCTGTGAAGCTGAACTTCTTCCAAAACGAACGGATTTTTTTCTTACGGTCCTCTGTCAGGATTTTGACCTGAGGCATATCCGGCAGCAGTTCGTGATAGCTGTCCAGTACAGCCTGGTAATTCATTTTTTCTGGCGGTTGTTGCGGGTGGTCTGCGACAGCAGATCCACTAGTAACCGGATCATTGACAGGTTCAGTAGAGTGATAGGTTCTGGTGCCATCTGGTGGCACAGGGGGTGTGCTTTCTGACGGCACAGGGGGGATTTTTGATGCCTCAGGGGGTAGGTCATCTGATGGCACAGGGGGTGTGCTTTCTGGTGCCATAGCATCAAGTGTCAGGAAGTACATATTGGATGTATTGCCCTTCCCGTTTTTAACGCCCAGGCGGTTCTCTTTCCGTACTAACCCCATAGCGATCAGTGCAGCGATATGCTGCTTTACCGCGCTCTTACTGCACTCGCATTGATCCGCAATGTGTTGGTATGACGGCCAGCATTCACCTGTATCGCTGGCGTTGTCAGCGAGCTTGACCAGAATCATTTTTCTGATCGTACTTCCCGTCTTCATCGACAGAGCTTTCGCTATCAAAATCATGCTCATGTGCGTTCCTAACTGTCCCTACCGTTCGGGCGGAACAGCATTACCATTCGATTGCTAACCAGTGCTGTTGGTCGCAGCACAGCGCCGGGGGGATCCCGGCGCACTCAGTGTTTTTTGTTGCTGCCGTTGTTCTTCAGCAGCGAGTAGTTCGCCTGCAGGCGATCAAGTACTGCCCGTGCCGCCGGCTCTCCACCAGCATCACGGGCTTTCTTGATCAGTACCTGCAGCGCGACACTCAGGGACTGCGTATCGCTATTCATCGTGTCCACCAGCAAGCCAGGTGTGATCGGTAGGCAGAGCCTCCGCCTTCAGCGCGCGGCGGATTTCCTCCGCCAGTTCGGGATCGCAGCTGGTCATCTGAAAAACCAGGTTTTCCAGTGCGAGATTCATCACGTCGGATTTGTGGTATACGCCCTGGTCACGGCACTTGCGGGCTACTGCATCAACAGCCACGCGGCGCGCCGGCGTGACACGGCAGCGCATATCTTCAGTACGCATGGTTTCAGGGGTATAGCCGCGGTTACGACGCTGCGGTAAGCGTTCAAGGATTGATTTGGTCATGGTCATCTCGTGTTTGTTAGTTACTTACTCGTGGTCAGCGAGTTTTTTGGTCTGCGGGAAGACGGAGAACTCCACCGCCGCCGCCGTCCCGTCGTCGTACAGCGTAACGGCGATAACACGCCGATTCCGTAGGGCCTGGGAAATATTGGTCTGATTACAGCCCAGCAGCTTGGCTGCGCCAGCCTGGGTAATCCGGGCTGCCAGCTCCTGCAAGGTGATAACTTCCATAGCTACCTCTCATTTTCGAAGTCGAAAAAGTATCATGCATATTATCTTTAATCAATATCATTGATGTTATGTAATTAGTAGCAGGTATATTAAAATCACGGGATGAGCAGAATACTGACCGACGAACAGAAAGCCGACGCGGCTCGCCTTAAATCCCTTTATCAGTCACTGAAGAAAGAGCTAAAGCTCAGCCAGACACTGATAGCCGATCAGATGGGGATTACACAGAGCGCCGTGGGGCATTACATCACCGGCCGCCAGCCACTTAATGCGCGCGTCGTGTCGGATTTCGCCCGTATCCTTGGCGTGGGTGCTGAGCAAATTAGCCCTTCTCTTGCCCGGGAGATTGCCCGACAGGCAAGCGCGCTAAAAGACTCTCTTACACTGGAAGAAATGGCTCGCCGTGTAATGGTGATTGGAAGACTTTCGCCAAACGAATCCGGTGTCGCTGGTGGGGTCACGAAGTGTGATGGCTGGCTGAAAGTTGATAGCGACAGCTCCAGCTTTGCCCTGGAGATAGCCGGCAATGGCCTCTGGCCTCGTGTCAAAAATGGCGAGTTTGTCGTGCTTGAGAAACGCGTTGCTGCTGAACCTGGCGACGACGTGGTTGTACTCCTCACTGACGGCAGCTATCTATTCAAAACGCTCACATCCCAGCGTAGTGACGTACAAGTTGTGGACATCACTGGCAAGTCCGCTCTTCCCGAGCTGGTACCGGCTGACAGTATCGAGACCGTGTACTTTATCTCTGCAATTGTTAATTCCAGCCGCTACTATCTGGAATAATAAATTCCGCGGCGGCATAATCCGTTTGCCCCATCATTTTCAGGCATGATACTGTTTTAATTTACAGTAAAATAATGTCTTGATTCAGGTCATTTCCACGAGCTTTTATACTGCTAATTATTCATCACACAATTGCGGTCTTTCTCAATAAAAGCCTGTATGCGAACAATTGATAGCATTAAATTCGATTCATTTTGCATAAACCAACCACCTTTGTAGATATATCATTTTTACACAGCAATTATTCTGGAGTAAAAATGGAAGAGCTAATCATTGTCCCTCACCTAGGGATCGAGTTCCTGGTACGTCGTTATAAGGGTCGTTTCTCGACGTCGATCGTACCCGTCTGTGAGGCGTTATCACTATCACTAGAAGCTGAACTGGCCCGCCTGCGCTCAATGCCGGCATTTCACAGTCAGATGGTCGAGTTCGAACATCTCGGTCAGACACATCACCTGCTTCCGGTTTGCCTGTTAGTTGGTTGGCTGGTCCTATTGGATGCGGAGATGCCTGAGGAACAGGCTCCACTCCTGCACCAACTCCAGGCTACTGCGGCGATAAAAATCTGGAACACTTTTTTTGCCGTTTTCTTTAACCCGCCACGTTACCCGGCGGGTATCCCCGGCGACTACAAATCGCGGAATTTCATTTACAACTGTCCTGCCAACGTAGTACGGGAAATTGAGGTGGAGGCCGCCGCGCCCGTTGATCTGGCTATCGCAGCGTTGCAGCAATTTAGTCAGTATTTTATCGCTCCTGGCGCTGATATCACGCGCCAAAAATAAAACACTTTAAAATTCAGATGAATACGTTAAACACCACCACAAATAATATCTTTGATATTGTTTTCAACAAACATCATAGATACTATTTATGCCGTGGCGAAAGCCCTGCTCTTTAACAACGTGGACAGGTCGGTAGAACTAACAATCCGAATGGATTGCTGGTCTGGCACATGCCAGGGTGTCGAGATTGCGAGAATCCCGAAGGCGGACCTCCGGGATGCGTCGGCTTAATGTGCAAGTAAGGGGATCACGGCCTTCCCACGTTAACGGAGAAACCGCGCCGGATTACGAAATGCGGTTAACAACAGCTGATACATCAAAGTCTTTTTCGTTGAATTCGTATACTTCCTCATGAGTGTCTATTTCGTCGCCCATGGAGTTCAGTTGCAAACTCAACCATGTTTTTAAGGTGTTCTCAAAACCAGATTCGCCAAATTCGATGAAGCAGCAGATTTCACCTTCCGTTTGTTCGACAGAATTGGCATACATATGCATTGCATGGGTATGGTAGTTCTCGTCAAACCATCTTAGAAGTGCTGCTATAGCATCCATCTTTGCTGAATCTGGTAATGAGCAGCTTTCAGAGAAGCTCAGTCGGTAAGTTTTCATTTTTTATAATCTCAATAATATCCGTATATTGGAATAATCACTCAAGAGTTGTTAGAGTTTATTTCAGTGTATTCAGGATATTCCATAAACTTATATGAAAAATCCTCATATCCGCTTTTGTACATCGAAAAAATATCGCTCTCGCTCATGCACAACACATCGGATAGTCCTTGTGTTGAAAATTGTGGAGCAGATTTCAGAAGAAGCATGATTTCCTTTGATTTATTTTTATAGGTTAGTATGTTTACATGCCCATCAATTAGATCTGCATTAATAACTTTTGAAATATTATCGCTCAACTCCGTTAGACAAGAGTATACTTCCCTAATCAGACCATCAACCAATGAAATTATTGATTCAGTTGAGTCGATTAATTTAAAGAGCTCAGGTACATTTTCATCAGAAATTTTTGTAAGATCTATCTCCCAATTCACTGACGTGGTTTTCCTCAAGATCTCATTAAAGCTATCCTTTTGATTATTACGAATATAAATCCTGTTTTGAAGTTGCGCGTAATTTCCCACCATTGTATTGAGTCGTGCCAAGTTACTCCATCCGTCATATACTTTTAACGATTCACAATATTCATTTTTTTCAGACAGGAATGAAATGCTGCTAACATCTGGAGGGTTAAATACATGACCAACCATTCTTGGGATCTTAAGAGCCCTTGTTATTGGGTGAGTTTCATTAATTACAGCGTATGTTTTTTTGATGGCTATCAAAGTTTGAAACATGGCATCCAACCCGACAAAAAACCTATTGTAGCTATTCACCTTTGCTATTTCTGACTTTATTTTTTCTTGGTGATTAAAGCTTCTCTCAGCCAACTTATACCCTAAGGATACCGTTACAATAGTGGATATTAATGGAAATATATAATCTTTTAAGATGCTGCTTTCATCTTTAAGGCTAGATATTGCTTTAGCTATTTCGAATGTATCCGGCGACATGCTTACTCCCCAAAACATGCTTCTCTTTAGAAGTAACCATATTACAAGATAATTCAGGCATGCACATCCGTTTCCGATAAACCAGGGGTGGCTTGTTGTGGGTGTGCATGCCTGAATTTCACGAGGTTAGCAAATGATCGTGTATATAGCGGGGCCGATGACCAATCTGCCCCAGTTCAACCGCCCGGCGTTTTTCGCCGCGGCTGAGCGGCTTAGCGCCGCCGGTGACATTCCTCTCAACCCCGCAGTTCTTCCGAACGGCTTATCACAGGCTGACTACATGTCCATATGCATGGCGATGCTCCAGCGTGCAGAGGCTATTTATCTGCTCGATGGATGGAAGGCAAGCGACGGTGCTGTTGCGGAATATCACCTGGCGTACAAGCTGGGCCTGAAAATACTGACGCAGCAATGCGTTTCACACAAATAGGTTAGCAGTTATGCATAAATTAGAAGGGACAGCTACGGCCGTAAACGTGGCATGCAAGTCCAACGTTGAAATGAGTCTAGATCAGGCATTCGACGAAATCCGCCTTCTGAAGTCACGAATTAGCACCCTGGCCACCCGCCTCATTCCCGCCAGTCAAACCCCAATTCCGTGTGGCAGCACCAGTGTGGATGAGTGCCAACCATCCTCTCCACTGACAGGCAACATTCTGAAAATCGCAGAAGGCATTAAAGAAGCCACTCTGCAGTTGGAAGAGATCACCAACCTACTGGACCTGTAATCGTCCAGTTCAAATACAGCCCGGCGTACATCGTTGGGCTTTTTTTATGGAGTTTTTATGTGGGGATTGATTGTGACATGCCTGGTGAGCCAGCCATGTACCGATGAAGTCATCGATATTTACCCAACGCAGGCAGCATGCGAAATCGTCGCTCCAGCTTATTCCGACCGGAAGCCTGAATGTCTTGAAGTTGCAGGAATCGTGCATAAAGACGGCACCTCGAGCTTTTAGAGAAACACCCCGGCGACCAAACCGGGGCTATCCCAACCAGCGGCGACCAAACCGCTGATTACACGAGATACCAGACAAGGTTAGCAATTTGAATGGTATGCCCCCTTTTCAAGAGGCAAAAGAAATATACATGAAAAATAATCAGGTAACAAAATCTATGGCGGTCCGGAATGTCCGTCCATGTAATAAGGCAATCGACCCGTTCCGCCGGCTCCCGTCCTGCCAGGCGCGATTTAACGCCCCGGAGCGTCAGAAAATGCCCCGCAGCAGCCAAATTCGCTACCCGATACTGTTCGCGCTGATTGTTTCAGTCTTTGCGCTGTCCGTTCTTAACTTCGCGATGATGATGTAGCCATGAAACCGCAATTACAGCCAGTTCACATCATGCTGGACAACGAAACCCTGTCTACTCACCCCAACGCTCACATTGTCCAGGGCGCACTGGTTCACTTCTGCCCGGATACGTTTGAAGCGCTGGACACCAAAGTGATCAGCATGGATGCCAAAGCCCAGCCAGGGACGCATATCGACGTTGGCACCATCTACTTCTGGTTCTCCCAACTCTGGGAGACTCAGCAGAGTGTCTTTATCCAGGACGAGGAGCTGACAGTACCTATAGCGCGCGGTTGCGCGGAGGTTTACCGCTTCATCATCGACTCGTGCCGCCGGGTATGGCAGGAAGACGATACGCCGACGGTGAGCGATCTGCACCACGCCGTGAACATCTGGGCTAAACCGGCCTACTTTGACATACCTCAGTGGGAGAACGCCTTCCGCCACGCTGGGTACCAGTTACCGTGGCACTACCGCAAAGTTAATTGCGTGCAATCAGCCATCAACAAGGCTGCCGCGAAAGGCTTTGAGCTTGAGTCGGTGCCAAGGCCAATTAACGCCCACCAGCCGCTCAACGATTGCTACTACCAGATTGGGATTCTTAAAGCGATCGCCGAGTTCGAGAGGGAGTAATGCCAAACATAGCGATCCCGCAACTGGCGCATATTCGCGGCATAACTGACCACGCCGTCAGCCGGTATCGCGAACGCCGCCAGCGGCTCCCCTGCTTCATCATCGATGACCTTCTTTCCGCGCGCCCCCTGACCAAGGCGCAGATGCGGAAGAAGGGATTCCACCGACGGCACCGAGATTACTTTCTGCGTACCGCGGACCGGTTTCTTTTCATCATCAACAACAACAGTGTAGTGACCTGCTACTACGAAAACTCAAAGGTTAGCAATGAACCATCTTATTCAACAACGAGCCCGGTCCGGAAACGAACTGGCCGCTCAGGCAGCAATGCTCGAGCGCGACGGGCTATTCGAAACAGCAGCCGTACTCTGGAGCAATGCGATGAATTTTCCCTGCAAGTACAAAGTGCGGGAATATCGCCAGAACCGCTCTGATGCCTGCCGGCGCCTCGCTGAATTACGACCGCAAACGGAGGTGCATAGTGACTGACACCCCAGAGATTGAAATCAGCGTTGCAACAGTCCTGAACAATTCACTTCGCCCGGTACGTTCGCAACTGGAACTGGCGATCAGCCAGGTCACAGGCACGGCGAAAGCTTCTATTGAAAGTGCTTTAACACTTACAGACCAGGCTGAAATTCTGGTGCTGGAGCAGCATAACGTAGAGGTCGATGAATTTAACGCCCTCGCGGATCAGGAGCAGGCCACCAGCGACCGATGCACAGCACTATCACTGCAGCTTTCTGGAGCGAAGGAAACGATCGAAGACTTGCGAATAACCGCCGCAGAGTCAAAAGCCGCGGAGGAAACAGCTAAAGCGGCCATCAGCGTCCTGCAGAGTGATATGCGCGCAGTTCGCGCTGAGAACGCCCGCTTCCAGTCCATGAACCCGGATCGGATGAAAACGCAGATTGTCAGCCTGAAGTCGACGATTAGCGATAAAACCGCCCTACTCGAGCAGCAGAAACTGGAACTACGAAAGGCTCGCGGCGATCAGGCGAAAACGCGCACCAATCTGGCCATGGCCATTCAGCAGAACGCAGAGCTCAGCCTCGAGAACGAGGATTTGCGTAAGCGGCTACAGCGTATGGACGGCGACGTTGATCCAACCTGGTACCCTGCAGATGATGCGAGCGGCCTGCAGTTCTACTTCTACACTTTCGGCTGGCGCCTGACACTCGGCTCTTCCGACCGGGATTTGCATCTGGACCTGCTACAGGATATCGACTGGCATATCGAGGTTCGCACCAACTCCGGCGTCGCCGTTCTGGTCTCTGTTACGCAGTGGTGCCGGGCACGGTATCCCATCCTTGAGCCATTTAAAGATGCCTGGCCATCGGCGCTGGGCTTTGCGCTAAATCGCCGTATAGCCGAACTTCTTTCAGAAACGCATCCGCACCTGGTACAGCGCGCAGAATGGGCGATGGCAACCCAGCTGAGCAGTCTTCCACTGCAGGATAAATGGCTGGACCTGCTGAATACCTCAGGCATTTACAGCCTGTGGACGGTCGTTAGCCATACCCCTGAAGAACTCTCCAACCTGGTTAAAGGCTTTGGCATTACCACCGCGCGCCAGGTACACGCCGCCTGCATGAATGCCGTGAAAGACTGGCAGGCAACCAACTGGGCTAAGAATACAGCCTCCTGAGGATCCCGAATGTTAACCAATAAATCGAATGAAGAACTGACCGCTATCGCCAGCAAACTGGCCACACATGATGAATCTGGCCCGGTGCTTAAAGAGCTACTGGTCCGCTGGCAGGAAGCGCAAAAAGATGCGGCGCGCTGGCATGACCACTTTGTGACTCTTATCGCCGACGCGGAGCTGATACAGCAGTACTGCGTTAGGCAGTCCCAGGCAGTGAGTGATGTGTTGCAGATTCTGGAAGTGAAAACCGACGAACTACCGCCGGGACAGCAGTTGAGTATTGCCCTACTGGCCGAGAAGATTGTCCCTCCACTCGATCTCCAGAACAGCGTTAACCAGATCCGGGCGACGACGCTGGTGGACATGAAAGAAGCGTTTGATGCTGAGTTCTTCACTTCACCACGCATGAAATTGCTCTCTGATGTGGACACCATGGCGATTCGCTATCTGGTCGATCACACCTTCTCGCGCGCCATCGCCCGTCTTCTCTATCTCCCGATTGGTCCCGTGGCGCCGGAGCGTGATGAAGACGGTTACTGGTGTCACCCTGCTACGGCACTTCAACCAGACTGGGACGAAAGCACACCGGTCCAGGAATACAAAGACTGGTACGCCTCTCACGGCCTAGAGTCAGTTACGCTGGATCTGTTCGACCAGGATCCCGAACTGGAAGAACGTATCCTGGATGGCGAGAGCTCACTCAGCGAATGGGAGCCTGAGCAGCCTGAGGGCGAAGGCTGGTTCCTCTTCTCCGTCTTCTCCAGCGAAGAAGGCTTCCACGCCTTATTCACACGACGACTCACCGACTGATGAAAGAGGAAAGCGGCCGCGCCGCCGTATGGGATCACGCAGCTGATACAGGCCTGCAGGATGCCATCCGGCAGATAGCGGCCGTTTTCCCCATCGATGACATTTCCATTTACTCCCCCGGCAGGCTGACCTGGTTGCGCGAACGACCACGCAAATACCACCGCCTACGCCTGTTTGAATCGGACGTTTATATCGATCCAGCCACCGGGGAACTACTCAAAAGAGACTAAAAATGGCTTGTGACTGCTTTGACGCAATGAGCAAACAAATCAACGACAAGTTGACTGAAAAATATTCAGCTGACATCGGGAAAATGGATGATTCCAGCTTCGAAAACCAGTGGTACATGCCTGCAGGTAGCAACTCAGGACCACTATTCATTAACTACCGATTCCGCTTTTTCCCTCGCCGTGTCAATGGGACTGTATCGCGCAGGCGACATATCAAAGATGCCGCCGTAGTCATGAGCTACTGCCCCTTCTGCGGCAAGAAGTATGAAGACTCTACCACCAACAAAAGTTAATTCCCCGGCGCGGAAACGCGCCTACACCACACGAGATACCACGACCAAGGATCATGAAATGAGTAAATACTCTCGGGATGTTCAGACCCGCTTCCTTTCTGACGTTGTCGAACATCGGATGAAGGTGCATATGGATACTGGCGTATATCGCCACCTGGAATTCTCGAAGCCCGGTACCAACTGCTACCGTTTCGATATTACAACATGGCCCGGCTACCTGTGCGTCACCGGCGATATGGGCACCTGGACGTTTTCACGATTGCGAGACATGTTCGAATTCTTCGGCGGCGCGTTCGAGCATGGCATCAACACTGGCTACTGGTCTGAGAAGTTTGAAGCGGGCTCCGGCTGTAACAGGGAACTGATATGTAAAGACTATGACCATGATTCTTTCTGTGCAGACCTTCTGCGATGGCAGAACGATTACCTGGAAGTCGATGAAGACGCTGAGCCCGAGGAAGATGAAGACTGGGATGACGACGACGCTACCACAGATAGCGATGAGGCGCGTATCAGGGAAATTGTCCGGGAGTTAACACGGGGCAGTTTCAGCAACGAGCATGAAGCATATCAGGCTCTCTATGAGGCTGACTGGCCGTCCAGTGTGAGCGCCTGGGATATTTGCGAAGGCATCACTTTCAAAACCTATACCGATCACTTCAGGTGGATTCTGTTCGCCATCGTCTGGGGCATTGGCCGCTATTACAACACCCGCCTTGTCGATCGCTCGATGACGACTTTCCTAGCCTTCAACGGAGTAGCTACCAATGGATGAATACTACAGCCGGCGCCTGCTACTGGTTACGGCACTGGTCGCTAATTTCGCGGTGTGGGTGGTGATCATTCTAGCCCTGCTTGGTGTGTATCAGTTAATTGAATGGGTAATGGCATGAAAGAACGGGGAATGATTTTTAACGCCGAGATGGTGCGCGCCATTCTTGATGGTCGCAAGACGCAGACGCGGCGTCCCTTCAACTGGCGACGCCAGCCAGCAATGGAAATGGCTGAGCGTGAAGATGGCAAGCCCTGGCCGTGGGCTGAGGATTGTGAAAACAGGGGTGATATTTGGTTCAACTGCCCATTCGGCGCAGTAGGCGATCGCATCTGGGTGCGCGAGACATGGGCGCTCCTGGGTAACGAAGACGGTTGCTGTGTGGACTGGAATGACAATCTGTGTAAGGGCGACGAAAAGACTGCTGCGCGCATTTACCGTGCCAGTTGTGAACAGCGCCCCGGAGATTATGGGTTGTGGTCTATACCCGACAATGCCGACTGGAAGCCGCACACTGAAAATGAAAAATTTGAAGGCGCGTGGCGACCATCCATCCACATGCCCCGCTGGGCCAGCCGCCTTCTGTTGGAAATCACTGACGTGCGCGTTGAGCGGTTGCGCAGCATGAGCCAGGACGACGCCCGCGCAGAGGGGGTTATTGCTGCATCTGGCCCTATGGAGGCCGGGTTGGCATTCCGCGAGCTGTGGGAGTCAATCTACGGCGAAGAGTCCTGGACGGCTAACCCCTGGGTTTGGGTTATCGAGTTCAAACGGATTGAGGGGGCCGACAAATGATCACCGGCACCACAAACTACGACGATGTTCCTGCTGTTCGCTGCACCTTATGCGGCGGCATTTACAAAGCCGATGATCCAGGAAGTCACGAATGCGCGGAAGAAGCGCAACTCCAACACGAAATTGAATGTGATATCTGCGGCTTCAAAAGTACAGACGCAGACGGTGCTCACTACTGCTGCGAGGATAACTCTGATGACTGATATCACCGAACTGGCGCATCGTATGCGCACGGCGGCAGAGAAGGCGAGTAACGGCGACTGGGTTAAAGAATCTGGCGACGGCTGGGAAGCATGCTGCAGCGCTAATGACCAGGCCAACGGAGGATTCATCATCGCGCACTTCGAAGGGCCGGATGCAGCGGAGAACCGTGAGTTCGTCCAGGCCGCTAATCCTGCCAACATCCTCGCGCTGGTAGAGGCGCTGGAGAAGGCGCAGACGAAAGCGGTTGAGCAGGGACGTACTGCCTGTGAGTTGTTCGATGAGGTTACTGCTCTGCGCCAGCGCATCGCCGAGCTGGAGTCCCGCACCGTCACCGTGAAGCTGCCGCAGCGTTACAGTATGTTATTTCGCGAGGGGTTTTCAGAAGATTATCGTACTGAAATAGCCTACAGCGCAGAGGATATTCAGGAAATGCTGACCGCCGCTGGCATCAAGTGGGAGGCTGAGTGATGAAAATCGATGTGACTCCTGCGCAGATTGAGGCGATAAAGCGGCTTACCGACGATTGCGCCGCAATGATTGGCTGCGGAAATTATGAAGCAGATAAGGTTTGGTCTCGCAACGTCGAACTGATTGACAGGATGCTCGAAAGCAATGGGCTATCCCGGAACTTCAAGGGGGAGGCTGAGTGATGGGCGTAACAAAAATGGTATGCGTCAGCTCAACTGAGCCAGCCTGGTTTACTCCTGGCACCGTATACGACTCAGAACCTCGCGGTGCCGATACCTGCATCTGTGGCGACAACCTCGTTTCAGACCTCAATCAAGAGGACTGGTACGAAATGAGCCAGCGCGCTGATGGGGTGTGGTTCTTAATCGGTTTTCAGCAATCAATTTTGTTCCGGGAGGAGCCAACCAATGACCAATAACCAGTTAACCGCCGAAGAACTACAGGAACGCCGCAAGCCACTGCAAGACAAAGACCTGCAGGGTGTGCTCGACGCACTGGAGCACCCTGCAGGGATTAACGCAGCAGGTAAACAGGTTGTGCGCCTCGCCTTGTTGGAGCTGCAGGAACGCCGCAAGGCCGACAGCGAGCCTGTAGCGACGCTGGATGTGCAAAGCGGGCGGCCTGATGGCAATAGGTTCGCGCTGGTTTTCTCATCTGCGGCACACAAATTGCCTGATGATGTTTATTTTCTCTATCGCCACGCGCAGCCAGCGCCGGTAGTTGATGCCGACGATAATTTCTATTCGTGGTTTGGCAGGGAATGGCATGAGAATTATCAGCATAACCAATACACCACAGCAGCCAAGCAAATGCTGGGTGTGATGGCTGAATCTGCGTGGAAGGCTGGTCACCGCGCCGCCATGCTCCAGGCTGAACCTGTAATGACGGCTAACAAGTTGCCGCCAAATTCATTCACGGATGATGAACTTGAAGGGATGGCTCACGGCGATAATCCGCGATCGAACGCCTATCGTGAGCTGCTGGCATATAGGCGCAACTCTCCGGTAATTCCGGATACATGGATTCCGGTAAGCGAGCGGATGCCGGAGGATGAGCAGGAGGTGATCACCATAAACAAAATGGGCCATCGCTTTGTATCATTCTTCGATAAGCACTCAGGGTTGTTTTTCGACAGGCTTGATGCGCCAGCAGCATGCTGCATAGAGCACGTGCTGGTAACCCACTGGATGCAGCTGCCAGCCGCCCCGCAGGAGGTGAAGTGATGTCTGCCATGACTTTCGTCGTTGAGTTTGAAGATGGCAAAGAGCCGCCGGTACACGCGAATATGGAAGTGTTTGGCGGGAAGGTTGTTTCGGTAGCATTCCATGATGCACTAAGCGAGAAGGAAGAACCTGAAAGCCCAGACCGCAGGAGCGCTGAGGAGCGCATGACCGCAGTCACTGAACTACTCAAGCGCGCCGCGCTGGCGGCTTTCGCTGGCCCCGGCGATCAAGACATACCACAGGCGCCGCAACACCTCCGCCCATCACCTAAAAAATAAAGCCACCCTTTTGAATATCACCAGGAGACTCTATGTCGACCTCCGGCAACTCAATGGATCCGGGGATGTGGATCCCTTTCTATGACGGACCTACCACTTCACCGCTTGCTATCTCCAGGACGCCCAAGGATGGTACTGGCACCGTTTCAATCGCACTTTGTACCGATTATCCCGATGACGAACTAATCGGCCACCCGCTGGAGCCCGGGCAGGCATTACGCATTAGCCTGGCGGAAGGTGAAAGCCTTTACGTTAAAGCTGATGTTCCGTCCGATACCGCTTCAGTAACCATTTCAATAAAAGAGTAACCCTTCTCTCGCTTAACGCTTCCAAAGCAATTCTTCTCCGACATTACCAGGAGGATTTATGTCGACAAGTAACATCACCATCACGCCAGGAACCTGGCAACTAATCAGCACTGGCCCCTCGACCAGGATCGGTTCTATTCAGCGCGTTTCCGGGAACGGACAGTTCATGGTGGCCTGCTCCACCGGTGTCCCGCAGGACGATTTAATCGGACACATTCCTGAAGGGAAAGAGCTCTTTGGGTTCGCACTCGATGACGGCGAATATCTTTACGGGCGCTTGCGCACGACCTCTTCCAACAGCCTGCTGGTGGTAACTGAATAATGGGAATGATCATCAAATCAAACTCCATCGGTACGCCACTATCCACTGGCGACAGTTCTGGAGTGCAAACAATTAACGGCACCCCACCCACCGACGGGGATGTGGTCATCTCGGCGCAGACTGGCTACTACAACAAACCGAGCACAGCTCAGACCTACACGCCCACAGGCGAGGTCCTGGTGGAGGCTGTCTATATCAACGAGGACAAAAACTCTGTATCTATCGACCTGTCTACGATAGCGGCCAAAAACTCCTCCGGCACGCTGTGGGATGGATATGAGTTGAGGCTTTTCGTTTTTTCATCGGTGGCCAGGACGCTGGATTTTTCGGGCGCGGCAGCGATTCGTTTTAACGGCGATACGGCAGGTGGGACGACTCTATCAATCTCCCTGGGCGTCAATGTCGCGTACGTGTTCAGCCTGTATCCGGCATCCACTGGCTCTTTCTGGGTCTGCCAGCACGCGCCAGTAACGCTACCTGATGCAACCACGGTCACCGTATCTAAATAACAGGAGCGCCCCGCCAGGGGCGTAACAGTATGTTCAGGATCACAATTTTTATGTGGGGGATGGTCGTTGGCGGTCTGCTGATGAAATATGCCCTCATCCACCAATGGACCTATTTGTCATGACCAGTAAAGTAATCACAGTGAATAGATTCACGGATGCAGAACTTGCAAATTTGGCGTTTTATGCCGGCGAATCAATATGTCACCCCGACCCAAATTACCGGATGGAGTTTGAGAAGCTTGCGTTTCCGGGCGCGGTGCTGAGCTTAGTGGAAGAGTTACAAGAACGCCGTAAAGCTGATAAACCTCCTGCTCACCCGACTATAGCCAGCGAGCATTTAGACGACGAAACGTTACAGGACCTAATCGAGTTTCGCCGGAGTACGTTTGAGTATCACTCAAAGGAAGGACATGAGGTACAGACCATCCTCCACGGCGTAATACTCTCAGCACTGGCAGAGCTACAGGAACGCCGCAAGGCTGACAGCGAGCCGGTAGCGTGGACAAGCGAAGAAGCTATTGCGGAGGTCTATTGCGACGAAACCGGAATGATAGGCCCGAAATACATGGTTGGCGATGTTCCGCTCTATCGCCACACACAGCCAACACCAGACCATTCCGTTAACGCCAACGAAATGGTAGCGCCGACAGCATAGGGGTCGTCAAAGAAGTAAATTCCTGAACATTCCAACGTTTAATTGTCCCCTCTCCCGCCAACCCTGCACGTTCTAATCAAAACTGATTTTTACGCATAGAGGTTACCCATGGTTACTCAATTAAGTGACGATCAAATAGCCGTGTGGAAATCGGCCGCCGAGGATATTATTCATCACCCCGCCACGCCGATGGCTGAACATTGCCAGGCATATGCAATTTATTCCCTGGCTGATCACCTGCAGGCGCTGCGCGTTAAAGACAGGCAAACAGAGAAAATTTTGGTAGAATTATCCCGGATGCTTAACATTAAGGCCGGGAATTTCCCATCCTTACTTTCAAGCGTAGAACAGTTGATAAAGGATAAAGCCGAGCATCTGCTTTTGTTCGATGAATTCAGGGATGAATTAAAAGCGCTCAGAGATAACCCCCGACTATAATGCCAACCAACACAACCTGCTTCGGCAGGTTTTTTATTGGAATATTGTTATGAGTGATAATCCAGAAAATAACATTGTGCTGCTGGTGCAGCCTAAACGTGACGAAAAGGAATTATTGAATACGGACATAACCGACAGGAAAGACTACGTCCAGCAACGATGCAAACATCGGGCGATCGTCATTGACGAACAGCATCGACTGGTTGAGTGCAAGCAATGTGGATGCATAGTAGATCCGTTCCTGTATGTTCTTCAGTGCGCATTGGATGGTGAAGCTGTCGTAAAGGAAATAACCAAGTTGCATAACCGTCGTGACGAACTTCGCGAATCGGTAGCCAACCTTGAACGCGCGGAGAAAAACGCTAAAGCGCGCCTGCGTTCCGCCAGGACATCCATCCTCTTCGCCGAAAATGATCTGAAAAATGTTGAGCAAGGAACAAGTCAGTGAACTGGCCTGAAGCCGCAGCCATTGTAGGCGTTGCCTTTGCGATAGCCTGGGCCCTCATCAATTCGTAACCCCACTTATAAACTGTCCCGCCATTCAGCCACCAGCCCAAATAAGCTCCACCGGAGAAGACCATATCCGGCGGGCTGCTGCGCGCAATGGCGGGCATTCACGAGATACAGACCATGCCAACTATTGTCTTCGACAGAGAATGGGTAGTTGAAGCCGCTCTACGCGAGAGAACCGGACTTACAGAACGTCAGATCACCAGCTACCGCCAGGTCCACTGGGCTGAGGGATTTCATTTCAAACGAATCCCACAGTCTGCAATTCTGGCGCCGGGTTGCAAATCCGAACACGGTACGCTTTGGTACAACTACCCGCGCATTAACCAGTTTGTCGCGGAGGCATAATGCCAGCTTTACCAACAGGAGTTGAACTCCATCGCCAGAATATTCGGATATGGTTTCTCTATAAGGGCAAACGATGCCGAGAGGTACTACAAGGCTGGAGTGCTACTCCCTCTAACCTGAAAAAGGCAGGAAATATGCGCGCCAGGATAGTTAGCGATATCCAACTGGGCACCTTCGACTATCTTGCCTACTTCCCTGAATCGAAAACCGGAAAATCGTTTCAGTCAGCAAAGAGTGTCTTTACATTCGGCGAACTGGCTACCCTTTGGTTTGAGGGGCATAAGATATCCCTCTCGCCGAATGCCATTCGTAGTTACGGAATTTCAATCCGTACTCTCAGTATTCTAATAGGTAGCTCTACTCTTTTGAGTGACATTAACAACAACGACATTCTGGTGTGGAGAAAGGAATTACTATGTGGTCGGACGCATTATCAACCCGGTCGCCGTAGCAATAAGCAAGGTCGGGCTGTCAGGACTGTTGAATATTATCTGGCAATACTCCGCCAAATCCTTGAATTCGGCTATCAGAACAAATTCATGACTCACAGACCGTTTGAAGGCATTAAAAGACTGCATCGAAACAGGGTTAAGCCCGATCCTTTCCTGCAAAGCGAATACATTACTTTTCGCGATACTGCACCAGAAAAACAAAAAAACATGTGGCAGGTTGCATTTTATACCGGAATGAGACCAGGAGAGTTATGCGCATTGGCTTGGGAGGATGTTGATTTAGAGAAAGGTGAAATACATATCCACCGTAACCTTACTCAGCAAGGTATTTTTGGACCAACCAAAACACGTGCAGGCGAGCGGACCATAAAGTTGCTTGCGCCTGCCCTTGAGGCGCTTAAAGCACAGCACGTGCTAACCAGCCATTTCCCCAAAGTTCCAATAGAGATACGTCAGCGAGAGTTTGGTAAAGCGGAGATATATAACCTTCATTTCGTATTCATGCCACGTCAGGAAAAAGGTGAGCAGGCCAGTCACTACTCAGTGAACTCAATAAGTTCTCTATGGAATACAACCATACGCCTTTCTGGCGTGCGCCGGCGGCGGCCTTATCAGACTCGACACACCTACGCCTGCTGGATGCTATCAGCAGGGGCAAACCCGGCATTCATTGCCAGTCAACTGGGCCATGAGAATGCAGAAATGGTTTATACAGTGTACTCTGCCTGGATAAACGCGCTGGATGGTGATCAGATTGCATTTCTTAACCAGCGTATCGGTGGATACAGCAATGTCCCCCAGATGCCCCCAAAGGGAACAGCGGAATAA